TACTCAATTTTGCGCTTTCCGCCACACGCGGTCTAGTGATTACGCGGAGTTACGCGGGCCACCCCTCCGCGTTTCCGGGTTAAACCGAACGTCCGGGGAGCCCTCGGGCTCCACCTATCCCCTGTCAACTACTTTTTGTGGTATTTTTCTGACCAGAAAAGGCTACGCTGCCTGCTTGTCTTTCTTTTCCTTCCACTTGCGCGGACACTTCCCCTCCAAGATACGCTTCGCCTGGCGATCCGTGTTCAGTCGCTTCCACGTCGAACGATCCGCAGCCTCGCCTACCTCGTAGACTTCCACGCCCGTCTTCTTGATCACGTAGGCGTACTCGATATCCCAGTGGACTTCAGTACACACACCGTAGCCCAGAAAATCGTTGCCATCGTTGTCGAGAATCCGCTGCATGAATAGGGAGGGCTTCTCGTCATCCTTCACGTAACAACGTTCCATGACTTCCAGCATATGCGCCGAAGCCTTCGCAATCATGAAGTGCATCAGCTGCGCCGCGATGTACTCCGGATCCCAGCCACGGTACGCCATGAACTTCCCCAGAAACTCCGCCAGGTCCGGGACCACCCCGGGAAACTCCGGGTAACCGTCACTGTGACGATACAGGATAACCCTGAAATCCCCGAACTCCGGGTCCTCAATGAAAATGTGACACCGTGTACTCATTCCCTTTTCTCCGTTTCTTCTGTTGCCTACCACTACACGCGGTAGTCCTCTTTGTCGAACTTGATCCCCTGCCGTTCGTAAGCCTTGATGCAGGCATCGCAGGCTTTGATGAAATACTTGACAGCATCCGCCTCGATAGCACTCACTGCCCTGGGCAGGTTTCCACTGCTATCCGCAGAATACGTATGCTCCAGCATAGCCTCTGCGTATACCCTGCGCCGGTTGACCACCGCATTCGGAAGCTTGTCAGCAGGAGCACACAGCAAATCTTTGCAGAGCCTCCCAAGCATGTCGTGCATCACGGCATCGTATGCCCACCTGATAGTGTGTGACAAATTCTCCTCAGCTTCTAGCAGAAACTTACGCTTGAGCTTCTCATTGGCATCCACTTCCCACTGGAGAATCGCTACGACCTCCGGGTGAGCAGCTGCAATCTTCTCCGCCATCGGACGATCCTCTACCTCACGACGCTTCCGCTCCGCAGTCTTGTGACAACCTTCCGGAACTCGCTTGCCACCCCGCTCAGACGAAATGGAGTCCCGATCGGGAAGGACCATACGCACGTAGGAAAGACGCTCCCCGGTAAACCAGATCCCCCTTCCCTCGTGCTCCGCGTAGTACCCCTCTTTGCCGTTCAGATTCAGATTGGAAACGTTTCCTGCTTTCCAGATCTTCCACCCGCGCCAGGTGTAGTCAGCTACTTCCTTACCAGGAGACAGCTTAGCACGAACGTCACCACCGTCAACAATTGCCACGTCGTCTGAATGTTTCATCGTTTTCTCCGTTTCTCAATTCGTGCGACAAAAATATCACACCGAACTTTACGTTGTCAAGAAAAATATTCGACGACTAGCTGCTCGCCCAGCCGAAAAAGAGAAAGACCTTACCCTGCTTCCCCTTGTACCCTTCCCGCTTGCGGAATTCCTGCGCGTCCTTACCCGTGATTTCCACGCATCCCGCAGGCCCCCACTTGTTGTCCACTGCCTGGTGAGCTTTCCTGATCCACGGCACCAGCTTTTCCGGGAGCTTCTTACGCTCCGCTACCTGAGTGTACCACTCGCCGTCCCGGTTCATGCAGCTTGTAGTCCGGTCGAAGTCTTTCGCGTCCTCGTGCTCTTTGAGCCTACGCCAGACCCAGTAGTGCTCCTCGTTGTTGATAGAGCAGCCTGCCAGGTCACGGATAGACAGGCGCGTGTCGGGCTTCGGAAGCATCACAAAGTCATGCTTCTCCGCAATAGTTCCCGTGTAGCCGCCATGCCCGTGCTCCCACTGAGCTTGGTGTACCGCATCCCGAAAGGCGTCTTTGGCCGTCTTGCCGAAAGCATACGTGTAGAAAATGTTAGCACCCATGTTAGCACCTCACCCTTTCGTAAGCTTCCTCCAGGTGACGTTCCCACGCATCCATCGCGTCGAAGCGACTACCACCCGTAGCCTCGTACAGCTTGTCGTGGAAATCCCCTACAACCTCACGGACTGCGGTATCTCCCGCTTCGCCGTAGCTCTTGGTGCGTTGCATACGCAGCCACTTGACAATGTAGGTGACGAGTACCTGCCGACGCTTCTGCGTCGAGACGCGCCCTTCTTTCTCCTTCGCCTTTTCGAGTTTGTCTATCGCATCCTGAGCGATAGCCTTGAGCCGCTTGTTCCCCTTACTGGTGAACATACCCCACCGCTCGTAAGGCTTGAGCTCCCTCTCCACCGTTTCTCGATGGACCCTCTCGATCCTGATCATGGGTGCCATCCTACTACCTCCGTTTCGTTCTGATACACCAGAGAATTGCAGTTGGGACAAATCCCCTGCGGGACCGTGTCCCCAGGAGAAACCCGATCTACCACCAGCGGGTCGGGCCAACGATACTTCAGCTTGCCTACCGGCCACCGGTTTCTTCCGCACGCAGGATTGCTGCACGTAAGCACAGGCTCCTCTGCGATAGCCTTCGCCAGATCGTCCAAGCTTACCTCGTCTACCTCACCGCCCCGGTAAACATAAGAGAAAAGAAACCCCTCGCAGTAGAAGGTCTGGTAGGACCCATCTTCCACAAAAGGCGCAATCTCCTCGTAGAACTTTTCCTCGTAGTTCGACGACCAATTTAAGCTATTCGGATAGGCGTCCACAATATCTCCATCCTTCGTCATGCTCAACTCGATGCCGAAGTTTGCACAGACGTCATGGACGTCCTCACCTTTCGCAAACTCCTCCCCCAGCGAACGCAGGTGCTCCACCATCGCTCCCACGTTTTCCTTTTTGATTTCGATGTTACCACCCTGACCAACGTATGCTGTCATACTCATGATGTTTCTCCGTTTCGCTCGTTTCCATCCGACGTGTCAAATATAACAACGCGCCACCGCACGGTCAAGAAAAATCGAATTAAAAAATTTTTTGAACGGGAAAGAAAAGGCGGGGCTACTTCTTGGTCTTGCGCACCTTCGCAGTCTTCTTGCGCCGCTTGTGCTGCACGTAGAACGCACAGATTTCGTGGAGCAGCTCACCCTGGATAACGTCGTATCCCAGCTTCTGCTTCGCCAACGTCATCGCCTCGCGGTACTCCCTACGATGCTCCGCGTGCAGCCAAACAGCTACAGTTTTCGGGGCGTTCGCATCGTGTACCCCCTTGGCCATCGCACGGAGTTTGCTCACCGGCTCGTCCAGAGCATACTCCAACCACTCGCCCACGTTGTCTTTCCGCGCGAGCTTCGTCAACGCCGCTACCTTGCAACGCCCCAACGTAGCCAGACGCTCCCGCTGAGACTTCGTGATACCGTAACGACTCGTCCACCGAGCAATTACCAGCAGCTCGTAAGACGCACCCACCGGAACTCCTACCTCGCTCTCCACGTAGTCCTTCCAAGTCTTCCAGCCCCAGTTCTGGTGGAAGCTGTTGCGGTGAACTACCCAGAGAATATCCGCCAGGCGGAACAACGCATCATTCACTTCCCGGCCCAGCTTGCGCGCCAACGCGCGTACTTGTGCTTTCGTCATTCCCTTTACTCCTTACACGCTCAGCGCGCGTCCAATGGATACCCCAGGGCACTCCGTACAATGGTACTCCCCGTGCGTCCGCACCAGAGGAGCTCCACAGTCAGGACACATGCCCTTGCGTACCATCCTGCGACCCCTACGACGCCTGCCCCGAATACTCGCGCGAGGCTTGCGCTCCTCTTCGTCATCGTACCGTCTACGCTTCCGGCGCCGCTCGAAATTCCTGTTGCTACCCTGCATCTTTTTTCTCCGTTTCCAATTCACCAATCGAAAACGAATTTAACAAATGCGAAAAAATCCGTCAAGAAAAAAATCGCACCGACCGCTCCCTCCAATATTCGGTTAAACCGAACGTCCCAACCCACCTTCCCCCTTGTCAAGTTTTTATTCTGTTGTGTGAGAAATATTCGACAGGAAAGGTGGGAAGGGGTGGGGGCTCGAACGGCCCCCGGAAACTCTTACGCCTGGCCGTTCCCCTTCATCGGGAACGGAATGATGCCAGCAGCGCGCTCCTCACTCTGCGCTTCCATCAGCTTCTGCACCAGAGGACTCTCCACATCCTCCAGCTCCTCGCCAGGCTGCATCACAGCGAAACGAGCAAAGTCCACCGTGGAAGCGTTCATCTCCCGCTGCACATCCTCCAGCTGCATCCCGCGCTCCTCCAGAGACTTCCGCGCCAGCCCAGCCTGCTTCTTGGCGTCCGCCACCGCACGCTGAAGATAGTCCGCTGCATCCTCCGGCAGCACAGCATCGAAGCCCTTCAACTGCTTCGCCACGTCCCGGATACCCTTGACGTCCGCAGCTTTCACCGCGTCCCTCAGTGCGTCCAGAAGCTCCCGAAGCTCCGACAGCATATCTCCCAGAGCCACTTCGTTCTCGCCAGAAATGGCAAACTTCAGCGCACGAAACCGAAGGTTCGTGTAAGTCGACGTAGCATTGAATTCCCGCACGTCTCGCTTACACTTCTCGATCATCTCCTCCAGCTCAGCCTCGCGGTCCACAGGAACAATCGTCCCCAGCTCGTTCGCCCGCCCCAGACGCTCCACCGCACGCTTCACTCGACCGGCCAGACTCACACCCTTGTTGCGCTCCTCTTTGTCGTTGACCGTCTTCTGTGTCTTCCACTCCGAGTCCTCGCGCTTACCCTGGCGCTCCGTCTTCCCGTCCGAATGCCGGTAGCTCAGCCCACCATGCACTCCGCACTTGAACACTACCAGAAAACAATTCTTCAGATCCTCAATCTTCGTCGGCATACTCTTTCTCCGTTTCTCTCTTTCGAGTTTATCCTACGCCTTCCAATAAGGCTTAGTTGCTTCCAGACTTACCGCCGATCCCACCCATCATCACCGGGCGGAACATTTCCTCACCAGACGGCTGATCCTTCTCCTCACTCTTCGACGCCTGCCGCGCTCCCTTACCCCACTCACGCTGACGCGCCAGCTTGCCCTCACTCCAACCTTCCACCACCGGACGAATCTGCTTCGCCTCACTCACGATGTCCGCAGTCTCGATCGCGCGCTCCTCGTAATTACTACGCTTGATCGCGTTGATCACTGCCTGCTCCAGCTCTGCACCCGTGAAGTTCTTCGTCGCCTCCGCTACAGCCTTCCAGTCGATGTCCATGTCCGACACGAACTCGTCAGCTGCCAGACTCTTGAACTTCCGGGCCACCACCTTCAGAACCTTCACCCGGTCTGCCGTGTTGGGCACGTCCACCCAGAACTGGTCATCGAAACGACCAGCCCGCAGAAACTCCGCGTCCAGAGCCATCGGGTCGTTGCACGTCGCCACGATAAACACCGGCTTGTCGCAGTCCTGCAACCAACCCAGAATATCCTGGCCAATCCGCCGAGACGTTCCACCATCCGTATCGCCACCACCAGAGAATCCGGCGAACCCTTTTTCGATCTCGTCGATCCACAGAATGCACGGAGAAATAGCCTCCACCACATCCCGCGCCTTGTACCACCCCTGCTCCGACTCGCCCACGTACTTCCCCATCAGCGCACCCATCGAAAGCTGCACCACCGGAAGCTCCCAAGCCGTGCCCACGCACTTCGCCGTCAGAGACTTTCCACCACCCGGAATACCCGCGATCACGATCCCCTGCGGGCGAGGAGTGTACTCGAAACGCTGCGCGTCCAGGAACGTCTTGTAGGTGATCATCAGATATTCCTTCAGATTATCCAGACCACCAATGGCGCCCAGCCCCTGCGGAATAGTCTCGATCCACTTCACCGCCGGGCTCGAGATCAAAGCCTTTTTCGACTGAATGAGAACCGCAGGCTCGAAACGGCCAGTCTCCGCTAGAGACACCGCACAAGCCTGCTGGGCCTGCTGATCCTCCAGCCCCAGCAGAGCATCCAGTACCTTGTTGTAAACCTCGGAGTTCGCCGCTCGGTCCGGATCGATCTTCCCCTCGTCCATGTCCGCGTCCACCGCAGCCTTGTCCTCGTCCGTCTCCGCTCCTAGCAGATGGTAAACGATCTCCATCGAGCTAGCCGCCAGAGACTTCGCCATCCCTTTCACCACCAACCCCAACTCCTCACGAGTAGGAAGGTCCAGCTCCACAGGTAGGAAACCGTCCACCGGCTTGTTTCGATCCACTACCACAACCTGCACCCACTGATTCCCCTTCGATGACTGGGACCGCCGATTCAGGTCCTTCAGCAGCCGCATCGCAGGCACACGTAGAGGAGAGTTCTCCCCCAGGTGATCTGCCATGTCTTCCATGATCACCAGAGCAGGACCATCATCGTAGTTCCCCAGATACTCCAGCACCCCATCAGGCTGCCCAGCCGGGGGCATGAAGGGAGACTTGCACAGCACCGCCAGGTCGTCTCGGTTCTCCCCTTTGTCCGACTCGTTGACCAGCCCCGTGGAACAGCGCCAACGCAGAACCTTCTTGAACCCGATATCCTGAGCCGCACCCTTGAGCAAAACCTCCGCCCGAGCCTCTTCGTTGGTCCGCGCCCAAAGCAAACCAGACCGCGCTCGAATCAGCTTGCTAAGAGTTTTCATGAATTTCTGAGACATTTCTTTTCTCCGTTTCTTTCCCTACTTGACAACGTCAAGCCTAGTGCCCATGCCCATGATGCCCACCACCACCACCCATCAGATGGGCCATGTTGTGCTGGTGTACGAAGTTGGCCTGCGTCTGCGCCTGACCCATCGCCTGGCGGAACGCAGCACTGTTACGCTCCTGGAGCTTCGCCAACACACACAGGTCATACATCCCCTGCGGAAGTTGCGCCCCCACCACGCGGAACGTACCGTCGGGCTGCTTCACGATACGAGCCTGCCCCCGGGCCAAAGCATCCTCGATCTCCCGGAGCGCTCGCTTACGCTCCTCTTCCAGCCTCTGCCTCTCAGCCTCTGCCATCTTTCTTGCAATCACGTCACACGGCATTTTCTTTCTCCTGTGGTCTCTGTTTCCGTTTCTCAATCACGCATCAAATATAATGCCGCCGCGTTTTTTCGTCAATCAAATATTTTCGATCACGAATTTTTTTGCCCCTTACTCCCCCTACTAAACTATCACACCCGCAACCTTCCACCTACTACCCCTCCCCTTCGACGTTCGGTTTAACCAAATATCCATTTCCGAATTCGGACAAATCGGGTCCGATTATTTCGGTGTAAAATATCACACGCTTTACGAAGCCTCAGAGGAAACCTGAGCTCGCTCTAGGTTAGTAGACCACCCCTTATTTTGTATAGAGAGAGTTACTCAGCGCAGAGGACCAGACCCTCGTCAGAATATTTCGAGTCGTAACAGCCACACTTATTGTAGCAGCGGGGGAGCACACACATGCGTTTGGTTTCCTTGGCCACGAGTGCCATGAGTGCAGCAGCATCCTCGTCGTTACCGATGCCCATCTTCTCTTTGAAGTAGGAGGCAGTCAAGTAACCTTCGGGTTGCATAACCATGGACTTTCCACCACGACTTCCTCTGTTAGTCCAACAGAATAAAATCATCGGCCAGCCATCGCCGCGCTCCACTTCTCCGATGTAGCACTCGTACCTGCTACCGTTGCCGGGCATCCACTCGATAAATTTCACAGGCTTTCTCCTTTCACGATCTTGTCCGCTTTCTTCGCCAGGCTACCGTGCGCCGGGAAGCCGATGATTGCTTTGCGGTTGCCCTTGCCACAGACCTTGCAGTCGATACACTGAATGTTCTCGTCGAGGATCGCAGGGCACGTAATGACGTGTCGACCTTTCGGAGTCTTCAGGCGGCGAGGGGAATCCATCGGAAGGACGGTAACCACGGGGCCGATGTCCAGGTCTGCCAGAGCGTCTGCGTGCTCGAGGTTATCCCCCGACAGATTCACCACGAAGCCCAGGGCATTCATATCCCGGATCACTTCCAGGTTATGCTGGGCCACCGCAGGGGCGACCATCCCCTTGACGGGGAGGGGGGAGTAATGCGTGTACGTGTAGCCGCCACGGTTACGCCCACCCGAACAGTTGGCCCTGGCCAGCTGCAGGCATCGCCCACGATGCAGTCTGTTATTGTACCCCGTCAGGTCACCAGACTGATTGTGCCGCCACGTAGTTACGTCATCACCCAAGGCTTTTACGCGCTCGCAGAACTCCGTGAAGCTCGTGCCGTTTACGAGCCAGCCTTTCCCCAACTTGTGCCACACGAGCCCAAGCCGTCCCACCCTGGCGTAGCACGCTTCGCGCATGCGGCAAGAGGAAGGACACGTACCCTTGTGTGACATGGATACGGGAAGTTTTCCAGTCTTGCTGTTGCCAGATTTCGGGGTGAGAATAAATAGTTCTTTGTCGGGATGCTCCATTTTTGTTTCTCCGTTTCGTTGCTCCACCAATCAATTTAATTCGGTGGAACCAGCTTGTCAAGAAATTCAAATTGGACGAATCGGGTCCGATTATTTCGGTGCAAAATATCACACGCTTCACGGATACTCCAGGGTATTTTCCATTGCGCACGATAAGCTATTGCCCTCCCTATTTTGTATAGAGAGAGCTACCCTTTAATTGACGAGAGAAAGGGAAGGGGCTTTGCGGGAGCCGTCTTCCACGTCGTCGTCTTTGATAGCTACAGCGATGGCTACAGCGTCTCGGAAAGAACGTTCAGTGACGTAGCTTTCAGGCGCGGCAGCGTCCTCTGCACAGGCTTCTTGGTACGACATTTTGCACGGGCCTGTGTCCGACACTACGCGGCCTGTACGGTTATCTGCCATAGCTGTCCGCGTCAGGATGTAGAGCTCGCCATCCTTGCTACCTGTATCGCACGAGGTCATGGTGAGGGCGAAGAGGTGGCTCTCTTCGAGCAGCCTTTGGAACCTTTCCAGGTTGCCGTTCCTGTTGTCGATAGAGGCAGCTCGAAGTCCGTTGATGTGTAGCTGGAGTTCTCCTGTGGATTCGTCTGGTAGGATGATCATGTTTTGGGGATCGAGTGAGAGGATCTCCAGGGTAGACCACAGGTGCTCCGGTAGTGTCACCATGACCACCGGGTAGACAGTCCCGGAAAACTGCTGCGCTTGTAAGTCGATGATGACCTGTAGGATGTCGTCACTCATTGTGCGCCCGCTTCCGCAGCCCGACGTTCTTTCCCTCGGGCTACCATCTCTGCGGCTCGCTCTTCTCCATAACGAGCCTTCAGATCCTCATGCTCGGGAGTACCCGGAGTCTCGACCGCCTCGGCATAGCGTTGCATTTCCTTGAGCATCGCCACGTCCCGCTCGACCGTAGCCAGTGCCACAGTCTTTGCGAACCACACCGGGAACAGCTTGTACGACACGTAGCCGCTACCACTCTCGTAGTACGGGACCGGCTCGGGCCAAGTGATGTCCGGGTCCTCTTTGTCAAGGTAACCCGGGATGCGCTTCTCGAACGCCTTGACGTACACCTTTCGGTAGAAGTCCTCGAACTCCCTCCCGTCCAGCGCTTTGATCTCGGGAGCGCCCTCATCCTCCATGACCTCGGCAATCTCCCAGTACGCCTTCAGCAGCGCCCTGACGAGTGCCGACGTGTCGTAGCTGTCGAGGTCCGAGATTACCGCGCGAAGCACGAGCTCCTTGATCTCCTCGAGTTCTACCGCCTCACGATAAAAGAAAAGTTCCAGTGCCATGCCGTTTCTCCGTTTCCCCGGCTACTGCCGGTCCTTGTACGCTTTGGCCAGGAATGCCCGGTAGCCCTTCCAATCATGCACTATGCACGGGGCCTCGTCCAGCCAGAGAGGGCTCTCACGCTTACGCCACTCGCGAGCTTTCTCCATCTCCTCTTCATCGGCGTAGCCTTTTTCACAGGTACACACAACAGGCTCCTTGCGGACTGTCCTGCACCCACTGGCGAAAAGTGCCTTCACGAGTATGTCGTACTCATTCTCGAACGCCACCATGATCGCCGCCTTGCCCAAGTTGTCACCTGTCCCGATGACAACAATCGCCTTGCGGTCCAAGCACAGAAGTTCGTAGAGAGTCGGGTCATTCATCTCGTTTCTCCGTTTCAAAAATCGTGATCACAAAATATCAAATCGACTTGACGTCGTCAAGTATTTTTCACGGCCGCTTCCAAATTACTTCGCCGTCGCGCTCCACACGTAAAAGGTAGTTGTACATCTGAGGACGCGGTAGCTTGCTGCGCCCAAGACAATCATCTTCCACTAACGCACTTTTGCCGTTGTTGTACACTCCCAGTAACGTGAGGACTTCTTCGTTGCCCATCCCGCCAAAGCACGAGAGCACGAGCTTGTCCCCCTTCTCCAAATCTTCCGCCAACGGTACTGAACCAGCTTTGGCAGCAGCTTCTTGAAACTCCTTGTCAAAGTAGATAGAATGCCAACGCCGGACGACTGCTTCAGCCTTGGTGTTGTCTACAGGACGGCCGTCTCTACGCTGGCCAAGCTTCGGGTGCTCCAGGAAAACAATGCTGCACGCACGATTCTTTTCGTACCACAGCTTCCCTCCCCAGAACTTTCCCAGGTACATCGCGTGCCGCGTAAGATTGCCTTCGGCCCAGGAAAGTGAAACGCTCAACCCACCATGTTCCGCGGTCCCATACCACGTTACCCCGCGCTCCAATTGTTGGGAATATTGCGCACGACCCCAGGGAGTAGAAGTTCCTTTGCCTTCCTCGAATCCTTTAATGTCCGCTACTTCCACTGTGCTCATCACAACCTCCAGCAGTTCGCCGTCCGACAACACATATTATGCACAGCAACTTTACGTTGTCAAGTGAAATCGAATTTTATTAGTTCGAGTGCGAAATATCACGCAAATAGCAGCTACATACCCGTAGCTGGTACTACAACAGGGCTTGGTTATCCGAACCAATAAAATCGGTCATTGCTCAATTTTGCCCTGCTCGGCCAGCTGGCTCACGTGATTACAGGTACTTAGTGGGTCCCGTTGAGTTCGCGGTTCACTTGTCTGACTACCATTTTCGCTTCTAGGTGACCCAGGTCCCCCAACGCTACCAGCAAAACAGACCAAATCACGAAATGTGTGTGAGTAGCCATCAGCCGTTTGGCTGCGCGGCGTCCAGCTATTAGCTCGTCTCTATCTATCTGGACGGAAACCGTCTTGCGCTCACGCTCATCCGTTACCCATTCTGGGAGTAGCTTCAGACTCTTCTCGTGCTCAAGGATTCCGTGTGCCGCTGCGTTAGCTGCCGAGACGTAATATTCACCAATCCTTTTACCTGTCTTCTCAGCAGCTTGCTTCACCATTCGTCTGGTCAACAAAGGAATACGCATGGATATGGCTTGATTATTCTGCACGTAATCGACTCCTCGTAATATTGCCTAGCTCCCTCCATGATAATAAAGGACATTACATTGTCAAGTAGTTTCCTGAGCAATATACTCAGACAGCACCCTCCCATCCTTTTTCACGCGGAGCTCCGCCATATCGTACTTCACCAGATGGAATACTACTTCCACGTCGTTCCAGTAGAAATGACAATCTGTGTACAAGGAGGCTTCCACGCGACGTACAGCTCGCTGTAGCGTCCGCGATAAAACAATATCCCCCTCGTCTGTCGTTAGATGGGTATGCTTGAACAGCTGTCGATTGACAACTTCTATACGGCGATTCTTGGGCAAGCCTACTCGCCGTCCGCAACCTCGGTCAGCTTCAGCTTCAGCTTCCGAGTACACGCCTTCAGCAGCGCCTCCCCGTCAGCCTCACCCGCGGCGAACGTGAGCGCCATGATCACCAGCTTCCGAGCATCCCCCGTGGGCACCGTGTCACCCTTCATCTCGGACTGGTTCAGCCCCCGCATGATCTTCACGATGTCACGCTTCCCAGGACGACGGGCCATCCCCGTCACCTGCGCGGCAGCCTTGGCCGTCTTGCGCCGCTTGCCACCCGAAACCACGAGCACCTTGTCCAGCATCCTCTTCTGGTCCGCAGCCTTCACCTTCCGAGCGATGATCAGCCCAGCCTCGAGAGTCACCTTCCCCGTGTCCACCGCGTCCTTCAGAGCCTTGCACGCTCCGGCCATCGTCGTCATCTGGTCCACCCAGCCGACACTCTTGTTGACCTTCACGCTGATCTCCTTCCCCGAAAACCCGCGCTTCTTGTACTCGCGCACCAGCGCCACCTTGTCCGTCAAGGTGAAGTCCTCTCGGTTCAGATTCTCCTTCACCGCCAGGTCGAGCGCCTCGTCCTCGTCCACGTCATGCACGATGACAGGAATGCGCATCTCCATCTCCGGGTCCTCGGAGAAAATCTTGCGTAGAGCACGAATGCGCCGCTCACCCGCAATCAGGATGAAAGGCTGCTCCGGGTTCGCCCGGTCACGCCGCACCCACAGCGGGTCCAGTACCCCGTTCTCCTTGATGTCCTCCGCCAGATCCTCGATCCCCTCGAACACCGTTCGCGGGTTGAAACCATCGACCACCTGAATGCGCTCGGGGCTGTCCACCGAGTACGCATTCGACCGAAACACACCATCCAACTTTCTCATCGACATTTAATCACCTCCGGTAATTTGTTTTCCGTCCGTTCACGCAATCAAATATAATTGCCGAACAATACAACGTCAAGTAAAAAATCGAATTTTCTGTGCAGATTATTTGGCGGCGAGAATACGCCGAGAAGGAAGGTCCGCGTAGACAGTGAAGCTTTTTGTTTGGCTTACAGGACGATAACCACGATGTTTCATCGTGCGTGTGTTGACCAGGCGCTGGAACTTTTCCTTGCCAGTCTGGAACCCGAAGTCGCACATATCGTTCAGGTCATCACGCATAAAGCGTGGAGGCCATAGAAAGGAGCCCGGTGTGGGAGTAAACGTAAGCCCGAGATGTTGCTGGTAGTACCAGTCCACAATCCATTGGTTCTGCGTTTCACCAGTGAGGGCGTTGCGCAGCATCTTTACTAGGTCATCTTGCTCCGCACGATGTGGATTATTTTGTCAGCTCGAGCCTTGAGCTTCCGAATGATCAGACGTTCATCTTTCAGGCGCACGACGTTCAGGACGAACGAACTGAAGGCGATATCAAATTTTTCACCCAGCTTCGGTTCCTGTGTAGTGACGCTACCCTGCTGCCACCCGTTGCCATGAGTACGATGGTTGGGATCGTAAGCGTAGACCTTACAGCCCAATGCACGCAGGTAGTCTGCGTTGCGCCCGGATTTACCTGCGCCCCAGTCGAGCACGCGCGTACCTTTTTTGAAGAAGCCTTTCTTCGCGAGCCAGCGGATGGCTGGGGATGCTTTGCCACTGATAGACGTGGCACCCTTTTCTACGGCTGCGCCTTTATAGGCGCGTTTCTTTTTCGACATGTGCGACCTCCGTTTCGCTACATCGAACGTAGCAAATCCGCATTACGACGTCAAGTGGAAACGGAATTTTTAGAGGCCGAAGAAGAGGGAAAGGTGGGAGTCGCTTCGACGTTGGAGCTCCTCTTTCGCAACATGGATAGCCAGGAGCTTTCCGTCGAAGTGGTCTGTCAGTGGTCGTAGAAGGTTTCCTGCTTCAAGCACCTTGACGATTTCCTCGTCGGTGTACTCGGTGAAAGAATCCCTTAGATGCTTTTCATACGCTGTCATTGGTTGCCTCCGTTTCATTGGTGTTGGGTTGGTAGTGGAGCGCCAGGGATCGAACCTGGATCGGGTACGGAGCTTGCGAAACGGAGATGAAAGGCAAGCAGCCTAGGCGGGATCAGTTGTCGGACGGAAACCGCTACCCGATAGCCAAATCCTTCGCTCCTATGTTCAAGTATAACTACTCGTTATTGGATGTCAAGTCTTTCCTCGGATTATTTTTCTTCTTTCTTTTCGTACGCTTAAACGACTTGTCGTAGGGTGCTCGGCAAGGCATCTCTGCGTAGAGCTCTTTGGCTTCTGCGCGGGAGATTTGGCACGCCAGGATGTGCCCCTTGATGATGCTGATGACTATGAAATATTTATCATCTTTCATGCGTCGTCGCACCCACACCAGGGCTGACGTGCTAGAGGAGTCCACGGCTATGTCTCGCCACTTGTCTCCTTCGGCGCCCTTCCAGTCTTCTCCTGTAAGGGAGGTCTGGTAGTTCAGGGGAGCCATCTCCAGCAGCTTATTTTTAGCGTTACTCATACAGCTACTTCTATTAAGTATGTTGCTACGCCGCCTCCGCTTCACGCTCGCTCAGGATACGCTTAGCTTCCTCTTCGGCCAGCTTCACTTTTTGCTTCCAGGCGCGCACCTTCAGCGTAAGGCCGAGGGTCATCTCCCTGCGGGCCCAGTAGTTCTTGTGCCGCTTGCTAGGCTTGTAGGCCGTCTCCCACGGCTTACCCCAGAAAGCCCAAACAGGAACTTCCACTCCAGTATCCTCGTCACCGTTACACCAGGCTACCGGGTCCATACCCTTCAGCCCGTGCTTGATGAACGCAGCCTCGCTCACCCGGATAGGGAAGTTCAGACGCTTGATGAGAGCCCGAAGCTTCGACAGATGCTCCTCAGCAGCTTCCATCCCAGCTCGAGTCTCCGCCACTTCCAGGTAGTCCCCTTCCAGCTCGAAACCTTCCAGCTCCGCCTCGAAGGCCATGACCTCGACTTCCAGCTTCGCTCCCGTTTCCTTGGAAAAGTAAGACCCCTTTTCTACGGGGAACTTCTTCCGAAGCTTCCGCACCACAGCCCCGTAGTGCTGACTCTCGTCCTGCAGACGAAGCACAGCAGCCTTGGCCACGAGATACGGACGACCGTAAATACTCGACCAACGCCCAGGGTTCACAGTGTAGGTCAGCTTGATTTCGTCGGCCAGCTCTCCGCTGTCTCCGAAGATCTCGATGGTCTGCCACGCATCCTCGTCCCGGAACTCCCCGTCCGCTCCACAGAAGTTGAAAGCGCGAAACGCTCCCACCCCTCCGTCCTTGATGACCTGAGCATCCTTGATCAGCAGCCCCAGGTTCGGAAGATGCTTATGGCACGACGGTGCCAGCACTTCCCCATGACGGTTGTCCCGCGACAGAACGATTTCGTTGCTGCGCTCCACCCGAGGACCAGCTGCCCGGTAGGTCGGGATGTTGATGACGGTATTACCCTTCACCAGCTCCATGATGAGGGCAGGCAGGTCCAGCTCCATCGTGGTAGTCCCATCCTCACCCTCGAACTGCCGAGGCTTACGTCCCTTCAGGTCGCAGCCCCACCCCTCAAGGTAATCCCCCACCTCAGCCACTACGTCGCGGCTGCGGTCACTCAGTTGATCGAGAAATTTCTGAAAATCCATTTTGCTTCTCCGTTTCAATTGCTCTCACATAATAACGACGCATCAATACGTCGTCAAGAAAAAAATGCGAAAACAACTAACGGAGAGCTACTGCGGAAGGCCCAATTCTTTGGTTCCCTTGTACCATTCGGTAAAGGGTTTCCACGCTCCACCCTTCGGACCACTCATCCGAAAGTCTCCCACCTCTACCTCTAAATATTTATTCGAGTTAGCGTCCCGCATCTTGAGCACCACACTCTTTCCCTTGTCTACCTCTGCCCTGCGCAGAACGTCTTCCACCCGCATGACATCCTTCATGGTTGGCTTCCGGATGACAATAGAACCCATTTCTGTGATTCGCTTGTTCACCTTGTCCGTCCTCCCCAGGTGCTCAGCTGTCACCCTACCCCTCGCGTCGTCCAACGCTACTACCATCTTTTTCTTCATACGCTTCGTAGCACGCTCAGCGATAGGACGAAACGCTAGCTTATCCACACCCTTTGGGAATTCCTTTACGCGGATGATGAAATCTATCACGACGAACTTTTCCTGTTCCACAGCAAACCTCCGTGTACGTAAGTCTCCCCTCGCATTTTACAAGATAGCCTGGAGATTCTTAGCCAGCAGATTTGCGGTCTTTTTCGATACGGTCCAGCGCTTCTTGCATCTTGCGTTGCCACTTCTTCGTAGAACGAGGCTTCTCCTGATACGCTTTCTTTCCCGGGGCCTTACGCCGCTTCCCCCACACAATCTCCGTCGCACCCATGTACAACTGGCAAGCTTGCGCCAGGTCGATACCGTCACGCCTACCAGCTCTGTCTACGACGAAATACTTGTCCTGTGCAGGAGTCGTGCACAGCGTGTGCCCGTCTTCCAGTTTCGCCAAGGGCTGTATCTCTGTGCTATGGCTCATTGGAAATCTCCCTCCGCACGCGCCGCTTGGTCCGCTCTTCCAGCACTCCCTTCGGCGCCCGTGTCAAGTCCCGTGGCAGAACGTACTTGAAGTCGTAGTAGTCGAAGTAGCGTGTCCACTCTTCGTCGTCTTCCAGCACAGCTTTTACCGAAACCTCAGCGCGCAGCTTTCCATCCTTTCGCTTGAAGTCGATGACCTTCCCGAACGCTTGTACACCCTCCCACTCAAACTCCACCATGTTCCCAATGGAAAAGCCATCCATCTCATCTTTGCTGGCACGCTTTCCACGAGGGCCTTTGTAGTTTTTAAGATGTTCTCCTCTAGGCATTATTCCCTCCTCCCATTAAGGTACCAGAGCTAGCTTCCGCCGACCCACCGAGAAGTCTTTCGTAGTAAACTCTCCCGGCGCCATCTTCGCCAACTCATTATTCACTCGCTGCCGAAGCTCCGCAGCAAAGTTTACCAGCTGCTCCAGCTCCGCATCCGTGTACTGGTCGTGAGGATACACGAGCTTCACCAGCCCAGACACCAGCTTCTCCACCGCCACCACGTCACGCCGTGTCATATTTGACGCCAACGAAACCTGATGTGCCACGTCACGCCGGTCCCGCGTCCGCAACGTTCCCAGCACCTGGCCCAGATAGTCCACCACCAGGCCGTATCCCTGGCTAATCGAGGTCGGACTCAGTTTCGGAATTTCCCATCCTGGTAGATACCCGTGCACCCTGTCCAGAAAAGCGGTGTCCTGCAGCATCGCGGGCAACGGCTCGAACAGATGTCCGTACCTACCATCCGGTTCCTTCCCCACCACATCCAGGTTCCCTGCTAGAACCATAGAGGAATCTGAAGAGTACGTCTTGCCCCCTCGAGCAAACTGCCCCGACTCCATGAAATCCTTCAGCATGGAAATAGTCGAGATGTTGTCGAACCTCGTGCTTGCAATCTCGTCCAGCTGCACAATCTTGTACGACCCCAGGATGCCCATCGTTCCCGTAGTTACGTTGGCAAACAGGCTCGCCGCCGACACGTTCGCTCCCGAGGCAGTGTACACAGACGGGGATACGTTACGCAGCAGAAACGTTTTACCAGTCTGCCGAGGACCCAGCTCCATCACGTTCAGGTTGGGCTCCACAGCGGGCGCCAGCCGCACCAGGTACAGCAGCTTCTCCCGCTCGCTCAGCCTATCCGTCTCGTACCCAACCGACGTCAGCAGAACGTCGATCCACTCCTCCGTCGTAAACTTCCCCCGCCGCTGGGCAAAGTCTTCCGCGCTGGGGCAGTCTGCTTGGAAGGGCATCACGCCGACCACCACTACTCTGTTCGGGCTCCGCGGGCCAGCGGGTGGAAGATACTTCAGGCGGTACGCGCCCCACAGTCCTCCCGTTAGCAGCCGGGGATAGTCATCCACGATCTGCTCCAGGATTTCTGCACGGTTCTCCCCGAGGAAAGTGAGCGCGCACACGAGCGCACCTGTTTTGAGGTTGACGGTTACCATCGCTTTGTCGATGATGACAACCTCGTGTTCCTTGACGAGCTTGGCCTTAACGACTTCGCGGGTATCGGCTTCGGGGAAGATCTTGGCCACGTGTTCGCGCATGCGTTTCATATCAGCTTGCGCTTGAGATTCTTTGACGTGGTTGGCGATCAAATATTCGACAACGTACTGGGGGATGCGGGGGAGCCCGGCATCGCGTACGAGTGCCTTGCGGACCACTACTCCGTCGAAGATGCGTCTGAGCTTATGTACTGTTTGAGACTTCATCCGTTGTAACACCTCCGTTTCGCATCGCACATCAAACATAGCAATTCCGCTTGCCGTTGTCAAGCGGCAATCGGGAATTGCAGCGAAATTTCAAACGGTTGGGAATTTACGGATGCTGCTGAATCAGTTGCAAAAATTGACGCAACTTCCGCGGGTTGGAGTGGAGCAGCACTATGGAATACTTTTTACCACGAAGGACGCGGCGGCGCAAGGCACGCCACATTTTCTTGGCAGACCACCGGTAGTCCTGCACGTGCGCGGGGACGTGTGTCAATTTTAATCTGCGTGCTGCGCGCCAGGTTTTCTTGCAGCGAGATAGGAAGGGAGCTCGCCAGAGTGTAGGGTTAGCTTTGCTGTAGCGGTAGACTAGCTTCTGTGTTCGTTTGAGCTCTCGGTAGACCTTCTTGGCTGATAGCTTGCACAGGTTCTTGTGGGTTAATGAATGGTTCCCTACAGCATGCTTGTCTTTCAGGATGGCCAGGAATGCTCCGTACAGTCTTTTGAATCCGGGGTCTTTGGGGTACCTACTGTAGTAGTACAGGGGCCATCCTACCACAAAGAAGGTTGCTCGTATCTTGTGCTTGCGCAGTATCTTGAGGATGGCAAGGGTATAATTATTAGGATGGTCGTCGACGGTCCAGCACACCTTGTGGGGGTGTTTCAGAACAGAAATTTTTTGGCAGAGTAATCCGGAAGGGGGTGTGGCGAGAACTGCTGATTTTGTATAGAGAGATGCTACCAGTAGAACTCCCACAGCAATAGTGTATCGCATAGCTACTCGAAGGGAATGAGGTCGCCCATGTCTTTCGCAAGCGTAGGAGTCTCTGTGCAATCTATGTCGACCCCGAAATATTTCTCGGGGTCTTTGGCGTGCATGCGTGAGGACGTGGCTAGTTTCACGTGGTTCGTGATCAGTATCTGCAGATACTTGTACATTCCTAGCTGGCGCTTGCTGCCCGGGTTTTTGTGCTGCGCTGCCAGGTGCTTCAGCATCTTGTGCACCGAGCGAGGAAGAGGGACTTGGACTAGCACCGTGTCCTCCTCCACGAGCTCTTCCATATCCTCCGGGATGAAGGAGTCTATCGTGGTGGCCACGAGGTTGGCGAGCTCGAGGAGTCTCTGCTTGCCAGCGGGGGACAGGTTCTGGGATGCCTGGTACTGCTGCGCCAGGTCCGATACCAAACCCTTCTTCCTACCTCGCATGAAGTGAGCTAGGCGGTGCACCAGGTCGTGGCACGATCCACACAGCCACACCAGGTTCTCCGGATCGTCCTTCTCGCCACCGTAGCCTTGGGGCCGCTTGTGGTGCTCGTGCAGTAGCCGTGTGTCGACAGGCATTCCCTGGTGCACGTAACAGCGAGCGGTTTGGTATTTTTCAGCAGGCATCGCTATCTCTTACCAACCAACATTTTGTATAGAGAGGGCTACTGCACACGCAGGATGCCTTTGTGTAGCAATCCAAACAGATTGCTGGACCGATTGATCAACCCCGGTTCCGTATACTTCGGGGCGAGCTCTACCGTGCTCAACCCGGGGATCAGCACCGTTCGTACGCCGCCTTCTGCCAACGGGATCTTGACCATTGCCTGGCCGGGATGAGGGTTGTACACTACGACCTTTCCTTCGACGATCGCTCTCGCTAGTTTCTTGCTCATCGTTTTTTATCCTGTCTTCGACGTGTTGGTTATCGGTGGGTTGTCCGCCCTGGTCTGGTCGATGCCTTTCACCAGGTTGGCTATGCTGAACACGAGTTTTTGCGCAGGGAGGTTGTACTCCATCGTTCCGCTGACTGAGTTGAGCTTGCCTTCCTGGGCCAACCCTTCGCCCCCTTCTCCAGTTCCTTCTATCTTGAGATTGAGCGCTGTTGCTGCTGCTTCTTGTGCCCTCTGCGTTTCCTTGCCTTGGGCGAGCTCCCCTATGAGTTGTACTGCTAGCGGTGTTCCTCTTGCTTGCTGCATCAGCTCTTTGTAAGCTTGTACGTCTGTAAGGCGCCCCTCTGCTCTCCTCGCGCTTAGCTCATCTAGTCGCTTCGAAAGAGCTCCCTGCGTTCCCGTTACCTGCTCCCGCGCTTGCTTCGCTATGTCCCCTAGCGTTCCAGCTCCCATTGCAGCCATCACTTGTTTCTGCTTTTCTTCCGCTTCCTTCTTCGCTCCCTCTTTAACAATGACCGCTTCATCCGCTTTTTTCTGGGCCCGTTCTAACCGCTGTTGTAATGGGCTTTTAGAAGTCTTCTTTTCCGGAGCCGTTTTTTCAGGTGGCCCCTTTTTTGTTTTTTCTTCTGTGTTCTTTTTCCTTTGCGCAGCGCGTAGCTTTGCGATTTGGCTGCTTAGCTCAACGTCAGATTTACTTTTGCGTCTGACCACGAAATCTTCCCACCAACTTTTTTCTGATGCCGGACCGGCGCGGTAGGCGAGCTGTTCCTTCTTCGAGACCAGTGCATCATTTATAGCTCCCAATCCTTTGTATATCCCGGCTGCAACCATAGCGTAGACGTTACCAGACAGCAACGCCAAATTGGCTGTCATATCATCTCTTCCTTGCTGCCCCATCAACCCCATCATTCCTGCCGCACCCATTGCCATTCCCCCTCCTCGTACAGCCATACCTCCGTACCTGCCAAATCGTCCTCCCCCCGGTGTAGCGGCAGCTCCTGCGGGAGTTAAAGGCATTCCCGATCTGGCAGCTGAAGCTGCTGTAGCAGCTCTTCTTGATGCGTAGGTACCTCTCCGAGCTCCCCTTCCAGCTCCTCCTGGTAATCCTCCTCCCCGTCCACCTATTCCACCACTAGAATAAATAGCTCTTTCTATACGGATGAGCGCACTGTACTCTTTCCACCGAGCACGTGCGAGCGCTATCAAACTAGCACCAGCAGCCGCCAATGTTATATAGATATTTTCTTTCAACCAATTAATTATCTGGTCGGTCCACTTAGCAATCTTCGCCGTGAACAAGAAAGTCTTCTCTGTAGGCGTTAACGCCTTTTTCGCTAACTCCGCTTGCTCTTCTCTATACTTGTTCGCTGCCTCGTTTGCTGCTTTATCATCACCAGCAAACTCCTCCATCTTGTTCATAAATCCGCTACCCGGTCCCAGCTGCTCCGCTAGAATACGCGCCGCTATTGGATTCTTCTGAAGCTCCGCGTTACCCTGGATAATCTCATTGCGCAACTGAGTCGGCAGATCGGAAAACCGTTTTAGCACCATCGCCATCAAACGCGGGTCCCCCTTAGCTGCCTGGAGAACTTCCCGCATCGCTTGGATCTCGTTCAGAGTACCTTTTTTGATCCCTTCACTAACAAACTTCAAACGTCGCTTAACACGCTCATCTCCAGCTGCAGCAAACTCATCTATTCGATTCATGATATCGTGTGCAGATTGTACACCGAAAATATTTTTAAGCTGCGTACTCTGCAAGGTGGTCAGAAGTTTCACCACCCCAGAGTTCATACTTTTGATTTCCTCTACGTTCAGTCCCGCCTCCCTGCCTATCTTCTGCAACGGTACCAGCGCAGCCGCAAACGCCCCCGTGTTCAAAGCACCAAACTTCATCGCCTCACTGGCTTCCTGCATGGTAGCCATCCAGTCCTGTGCTTTGAGGTTTGCCTTCTCTAACTCACCTGGCGTCTTGCGGAGCTCCTTCAAATACGTATCATACGCCTTTGCCACCAACATCGTTTCATTCTGTGCTTCTTTGAGCGTCCTGTTGGTACGTCGCATACGTTCGTCGGTGTATGCCATGAACTTAGGTAAATCCATCCCCAACCGACGCGTCAGCAGCAGTGCATCCCGCGACAGGTCCTTCAGCACTCCCCGACTATCTTTGTATGCTTGGATCTGTGTGATAAATTGTTTCCTGGCTGCCTCCTGAATCTTCATCCCCTCATCAGAGGAAATGTAGAATTCGTCCATAAGTTCGTTGGTAATTTTATATTGCTGCCAAACTAGATTAACACTCTTCTGTAAACCCTTGCTTGCTTTCTCCTGCATCCCCGTGTGGTACAACAAAGATCTCGTGTAGAGTTCTTGCCCTTCACGGAGAACTTTCAAATGGCGATTGTACTGTGCAGTTACATTGGTAAGCTTTTTGAACTCGACTACTGCTCCTGTAGCCGCTTGCTTCATTGTATTGGTAGCGTGCGTGGCACCAAAGGTTTCGTCCGTGTACTTCTTTAGCTGCTGCCAACTTTCCTTCAACTTGTCGTTGAGTGTCTGTGCTTCTTCCGCAGCTCGCTTCGCACGACGGCCAAAGTTCTGTGTCTTGTCTGCAGCAGGAACAATAGTCTGGCTGTAGCGCTGTATGTTAGCTGCACTTTCGCTCAGCGCCCTCCCCATTTCCTTAGACGCTTTGGTAGCCTCGTCCAGAGATGCAGACATCCCTTCGCTGGTTTTTGTAACCGCCTCGGTTTTTTTACTGAGGTCGTCTACTCCAAAGAGATCATCGTTGTCAGCCATAACAAGTTCCTACAATTGTTCCAATAAGAATATCGCTACTTTCCTACTACTTTTGGTCGGATGAAGGTTCCTACGAAATCCAGGAACTGGTCCCGATCTGTAGATTCATACAGGTCCACGATGTCACTACTCTTAACCCACTTCGGCGCGTTGATGCCGACCTTGCTACCGAACGACTTCCGAACGTGGTCCAGCAAATTGGGTTCCATGATTGCCGCCAACGGAATGAACAGTTCGTCAGGAGCCATTCTACGCTTGCCGCCACCACGGTCCCGCATTGCTTCTATGTCATCTCTCTCCCATAGTACCCCCAAAGCCTTCTTGAGATCTCTAAACCTCTCCTCCTCTACCAGCGTCTGCCAGTAGTCCATGAACAACAAGGCGGTCTTGTTCTTCCACAAATCCTTCGCTTTGGACTCCGTCGGAAGAACGCCTGCTCGCGCTATGACTCGTCCCCAGACTGCGAGTTCGTCGTCGTCTCTACTTCTTGGGATGGCATGGCTAAAGGGTAGAGAGTCGCCTTATCCATCTGGCGGTCCTTCATCACCTCCCGTTTCTTATCAAACAACAAAGGCAGCTCTTCGTACGGGCCGAACTCTTCCTCCAGGAATTCGCTAAACCTCTCCGCACAAAGTAACCGGAGGTCTGTGGGCATATCAAATGGATCCAGTTGCGCGCCACAAGAAAAACATTCTTTCTCATCTACACTAACCTGCACACCACACGTACAGAACTTGCGGAAGATGTTTACGGAGATTGTCTTTGCGTCTACCACTTCCCCCTTTTCAGCAGCACGACTGATCGTGTGCTCTTCCACCAAGGGAATACTCAAAAATTCGTAGATGGGTACACCGTCCACTCCCACCAATCCCGCTGACACCATCAACGCCGCAGCATTGATTCCCTCGTCTCGCAGGTTCAACGCAACCCAGTTGTCCAACCGCCCGTTCGTTGGCGCGAAATGCCACTTCACCCCAGCCCATTCCACAGCCGCTGGTTTGATCTGAGCCAACCCCAGATTGGCCTTCAACTTCGCCAGCGCTGGGTGCTCCTTCTTTTTCGGGACCACACGCTCCAACGTGTACCCCTCTGCGATGTTCTCCGCTACCTGCCGCGCCTCCGCTGCACCTCCGTAGTCACCTCGATTGCGCAGCTCCACCTCCTGGTCCAGAAGCTGCCGAAGCATCTCGGCACTGTTCTCAAACAGCGCCTGCTGCGCCGCTGATGCAGCAGCAGTAGGTTGCGCAGCAGCAGGAGCTTGCTGTGGCGCTCCCTCCTGCACCTGCTGGTACGCCTGGGCTTCACCAGGAGGAGGCCCCGCAGGTGACTGCCGCAAGTAATCCGGCATCATCTCCTCAGCTTTGCTTTGAGCTGCCGGATTCGCCGCCGGTCCCCTTTGCTGAGCTCCCCTCTGCATCTCGGGCTTCTTCCCATCCTTGTCCGTCATACTAGGCTCGAACATCGGCACACCCTCACCAGCCTGCATCCGATGCGCCCGTTCGAGATCTTCGTTCGATACGGGGCGCACCCGACGCCCCATCATCTGCTGGACGGGAGCGTTCGCCACAAACCCCGAAGGGTCATCCACGATGTTCCCCGAGTCTTCCGTAAGCCCCAGATCCTCCTCCACCGCTCCCGTTTCTCCCGAAGGAGTATCCGGACCTTCAGGTGGTCCACCGCTGTTGATGCCTGTTTTCTGCGTTCCCATCTGTTAGCCTTTCTTTACGCTGCCAGGAAATCCCATCTGCCAATGCCCCGGCCCCACTTGCGCGTGATCGCGTGTGGCACCAAAGGACAGTAGTAGTGAGACCCCTCTCGTTTAGCTGGTTGGACAGGGTGTGTTTGATTCAAAATATCAGCCCACTCAGATTGTTCCGATTTCACGTACGGGTGGAGCTCCACAAATTTGTCTACGTCCAAACATGGTTTATTGTTTTCCCCTTGAACGCGCATGATCGATTCGTGGATACCCAGCAGGCACATGTTGTCGATTACTGTGTACGCTCCGAATATCAAGTAGAAGGCGTAACCCAGCGCTGGGTGTAAACACTCCCTGATTACAGACTCCGGAAGCCTACGCCCGCTATGAGAAATTACGGGAAACTTGGCTACCCCTACTACAACATCTTCCCCCAACAAACCCTCGCGAGGCTTCTGCAACCGAGTCAGTAAATCGAAGCTCTCCTCCAAATCACTATCCACCGCCTTCTCCGTCGCCTCCGCAAGCTGCTTCTCCGTTACACGCCACCCCCGCTTCTGTGCTTTCTCAAGGAAAGGCGCAAGCGCTGTGTCCTCCTCTGTGTGGAAGAGCGCACGCGGAGAGGCAGCAATGATGTTGGGGTTGGTAGGAAGGGTGACAGCGGCAGCAATCTTCGTGTAGGGAATGAGCTTGAAGCGCGCTGCTTCTGTATCAGTAACGACACGCTGCAGCCGGTTCTGTATGAGAGCTACCCGGCTGGTGATGCTGCCACGGGCAAAGACTGCCAGAGAATCCACCACCTGCAAAATTTCGTCCGCTGTACGCGCCAGGTCTTGCAGCATTCCAGCTGCTTCGTGGTCACTCGTCTCTTTCTTCGCTCCCTGCTGAAAACAAATGGAGGCACTCTCGAGCTTTGATTGCAAAACGTGCGCCCGGCGAGTGATGGTTTGTGGAAGGTGCTTGCCAGCTTGGATGTGCTTCCGCGTTCTCTCAAACGATAAGAAATTTAATAACTCTTCCGCAGTATTTGCAGCGTCCAATACAAGCTGGAGCACACCCTCCACCACTTGAGCTGTGCGCACGCGTCGCAGAGAGCTCCTAGTTGGTTGAGTAGTTTTGTGGTAGTCCTTGAATTTATAAGAGGTTGTGGGTGTTCGAGATCTCGTTGTTCGCATTAGCCGCCCGCTTCCTTGATAAACTTGACAGCGTCATGTTTATTTTACAATGGATCTACTGATTTTGAGTGATAGCTTCAGAGAACCAGTGAAAGTTTAGCAGATCTGCCCCCAGATCCGCAACCCAAACAACACAATATTTTTGACGAAAGGTAGACCAGACTACAAGGATATGCAGTCCACCTGTAGAATTACAGGAAAGAGGAGGAGCTCAGCTAGGCGATGATCTGCCGCGCGACGTAGTTGAATTGGAAGTTCGCGATGACCCTCGCGTTCCCTCCAGCCTCGTAAGCTGTTTCGTTACGGTCGGTTAGCCAGCAGCCACGGTACACCCAGATGCGGTACTCGCTAACACCGCGCCACCAGAACTCGTGCGCGGTGAAGGGATGCGTCTGCTCGATGAGGTCGTTCAGCTGACCCTGGCCCTTCAGACCCAGCTGAATATCGATCTCCTTGTCCCACATCTCGGCCACAGTCGCCGCGATGGTCAAGCCCTCCCACCGACCAGGCACGTAATCCACCGGCTTGCCCCACGTGAGGTCACTGAGCTCGTAGACGTGCTCACCACCACGTGCCCAGGCACCCGACGTGTCCCAGCTTTGGATACGCCCAATCACGTTCCCGTCCACAGCAATCGAAATACCGTGGTACGTTTTGCTCGTTGGAGCATGCTCATGACTGTAGTCGAGCGGTGCAGACTCTTGACCGTACGGGTTCCCAGCATAAGGTTCGTAGTTTAGTTCCGCCGGTGCTGGCATGAATCACATCCTTCCAAGGATTACTGCAACGCTTCGAGGACCTTCGCCAGGTCAGGCAATGCAGCTTTGGCGTTTCCCAATTTCTTAGTAGTGGCCGCGCTCTCACTCCAAGCGGCAATCCGCAACACACTACGTAGCTTGAGCTCCTTGCTCGAGTCCTGCTCCGTCCCCGCGAGCGCCAGGGCAATCTCCCGTACCAGAGTACCGTTCGGACCCTCCGGTAGCTCCTTCACACCAAGGTACGTGCACGCCAACCTGACACCGTGTTCAGACAGCTCTTCACCCAACTTGATGGCATCCTCGTGATGACCAGCCAAAGCAAGCTTGCGCTGGATGGCCTTCAACTCTCTGTAGGCAACAGCTTTCTGCATAGCAAATCTCGTTAGACTGTCGTCGCTTTGATGATTTCCTGGCCAGCGGGCAGTTGCACACTTACCTCAGTTTGTCCGAACAATATAAATCTAACTATTTTTTCTTCCACCAAATCCAGGTTCTCCACAGAAACGACATGCCTCGTCGCCGCTGTAGTATCCAAATCGATCTGCGGTGTGAAATCATAGTCCCGCAAAGCAGGAGAAGGAACGTCCTCGTCTACCACAGTGTACTGGTACGTACCGCTGTAAAGAGGATTGTCTCCGAAGCCCAGGTCGAGAACGTGAACGATCGTTAGATGCACACTCGACCCACTCGAATTGTACAAACGAATCAACGGGTCGAAAATGAACTTCGCCGTTTGCATTTCATCTTCGACGGTAAACGAGATGGTCTCGCCAGGGTCGAGCCGGTACGGCCACAAAAATTTAACGGGAACCAAGCTCATAGTTTCGCCTCTAGTCAGGGTGCCTTTCGCGCCCTTCCTCGTCCCAGGTGTTCGCGTGGTCCTTCACAGGCTTCCCAGACAACATCGGATTCGTCGCAATGTCGTGGTAGGGAAGCTCGTCACTCACCGATACCTCGTTCTCCGTGTATCCCGTACGACCGTCCTGGAGCTCCACCTCAAAACGAACTCGTAGATGGTTCTGCAAAGGAGGATGGATGAAAAATATCCAGTACCCCTCTTCACCCTCGTTGTAGTCCCGCTCCTCGAGCTCCTTCGTCAAAATGGCTTCGCCACCCTTAGTCAAAGAAACCAGACCAGACTCCAACATCCGATGAAGAGAGGTACCGTCCTCCTCCTGAAGCACAGCCGCCACCTGCACCATGTCCTGCGTGCCGTGGTACGTCGCTATCGCCTCAATTACCAACTACTACGCCTCGTCCTGACGCGCGTCCCAGAACTTCGTGTCCACCGAGAACAGACCGTACAGCCGCTTGATCGGATACCGGATGTTGTACCAGTACCCGAAGTGGTACAGCGTTCGGTCCTGCTCATCCACAAACACGTAAATGTCCGTCGCAGGATTGATCGGCCGCGGAGCTGGCGGGTCCAGCTCGTCCCCGTAACGCGAAATAACCTTCGAAGAAACTATCTGCGAAAGGTCGTCCGCCAGGAAAGACCGCACAATCGCTACACCCGCTGCAGCACTCGGAGGTACAATGGCTACCAGAGCTTCGTCCATGTCGCGCGCAATCTTGCGCGTTACATAGATCTTCTGGTTCATCGCACTGATTTCCTTCAAGTCCTGCGGCGACGGCGTCACCGTCGTAGACTGCTCGAATCGGAACAGCCCACCACCCACAGACGAGCAGTACAGAATCAACGAGCTCCCCAGGATAATCTCCTCCTGCTCGTTCCACGTCTGCATGTCGTCGAACGCCGGTACATCCTTCCGCAACAACGTAGTCGAGGGAGCCCGGAACGCCGCGTTGTACGCCGCAGCGTACGCCGCCAAGAACGACCCGTCCAACGTCACCGTCGTCACCGTACCATCGTCCAGAATCACCGTCCGGTCCACCGAAGTGTTCCCCAGCAGAACGATGTGACCCCGACCAGGGTTGTCCCCGCTGAACTGCAGCGTCTTCGTCGCCAGATAAACTAGCGTGTCCGGAGTGTCCGAATCACCCAACGGAGTTCCAATCGGCACACCCTGCCACAGCATTCGTTCCGCGTTCTCAAACGGGTCCGCCATCCGCTCGATAGATGCCTTCGCCTCCGCCAGCGCCGGATAGAAGTTCACCACTACCAGATCGGTGATGTCCTTCACCGTCTCCGTAGCCTGGATGGCCCGACGGAAGTCCGCCGTCGTGAACACCCGGTTGCCCGCAGCATCCCGCACCTGACAGAAGTACGCGCCGAAGAAACTCGTGTCGAACGCGATGTCCCCAGCTATCCAGATGAAGTTGTCCGTCGCCTTCGGACCCAACCCACGCTCCATGTCCTCACGTGTGAGGTAACGCGTGGGAGTCTCGTACTCGCTCGTCAACCGAAGCCGCTGAGCGCTCACGTAGTAAATGTTCCCCGGGTCCGGTTCCCTACCTCGATGCTCGTACTTCACCTCTACATCTACACCCGGATCACCAGACAGCATCAGGTACGAAGTGTTCTCCCCAGCATCCTGAACGATGGTGTAGGACAACAACGTCCCATCTGTAGCCTTCTTGACCCAGATCACCGATTCCGGAGTATCACTGAGAATAACGTACCAACTCGTGGGCACCCCGGTAACTTGACCCATCGGGTCCTGGTACACCTCATCCGCCGGAATAGTTTCCGTTGCCCGCGTTCTCAGCGACCAGTCTACCAAGTCCTCATTCACCGTAGTGAAATTGAACTTGTCGTTGGTGGCAAATTGGTTTGTCGTGTCCGTCGTCGGGAAATTTCGCACGGACAAATCAATGTTGTCCGACATGCTCACGTACGGGTCCGCAGCCGCCACCGTGAAACTACCGAAGCTCCCCTCGTACGTATTCGTGTACCACGCTACCACCATCGAGGTAGCTGGGCCCGGCGTCGGCGTAAGTGCCCCCACCGTCAACGAGTACAGCCGGTCGTCCTTCGCTGTGTAGTCCTTCCGAGCCGCCCGCGCCACGAACGTCCAGGTGTCGCCCTCAACGAAGTTGAATGCCTGGCGATGCCGTGCGTACTTCGCCGCGAAGTCGTTCAGGAAGTTAATCGCACTGGTGAGGTCCGTGATAGTGATGTCGTCCAGCACGAAAACATCGTCAATCGGAATGTGCATCACTGCGTCACTGATGTGAGCCGTGTACAACGTTTGGAGCTCTACGCAAGCTGCCAGAAGCTCCGTCAAGTTGGTCGGAGCAGCTACTGTAGTCTGGTGCTGGCTCGTTGCCGGTACACCGCCAGAGTGGAATACAGGAGGTCCGGGGTTACTGTCGTTGTCGTGTGCATCGTACTGCGTCTGCGCATCCGCACACAACGCCAGTGCGGTAGCCAGGTCCGCTGCAGTACCAGCTGTGATAACATTCACAGCATCCACTGCAACGTGGCCCGCACCCAGATTGAAATCAACGTAAATTCCATCCTCGAGATGAATGCCCGTCAACGGGTACTGCGCTACGTTGTTCTCCCGAATCTGAATGAGCCCCTCGGTGTACGGGTCCTCATCCCACGCCGACCACACTACGTTGAACTCGCGGTTACCCGAAGGACCATCACCCTGCGGACCGGGACCAGACGGGTAGTACACCTGCAGCTTGTAGTGACGATCGTATTCGCCTGTGTAATTCGTGGAATCGTTGAGCGTGATCTCTCCCGACCCACTAGCTGCAGCCGCCGTCAGATGGTTGAGCCCCTCAGCAGGCTCCGACACCTCCGAGAACTGATTGTCGTTGTCGTGCGCACTCGAGAGCTCGATGAGCCCGGGACCGAAGCTGTCCCAAGTGAACACGTCGTCCGTGTTGTAGTCGCCTGGTGTGAAATCGAAAACCAGCACTATGTCGTCGCTGAACCCGTAGTTCACTGCTGTAGACAGCGTGATAGTGTCGGTGAATGGTGCAACACCGGGCCGGGTAGCCGTGAATTGGTAAGAACGGCCTGCAGGCAGGGCGGCGGTGCCAACAAACGAAGAGTGCTCTGGCACCTTGTTGACTTGGCTATTTCCACCCGAAAGTGGAGTGACCACGAGCTCAAAGGTAGCGTCCACCCCTGCATTGAATGCACGGCAGTACAGCGTGTACTGCATCGAGTAATCACGCGAGTACGCGGAGGTGCTGTCGTGTGACACGAGCCCCACACCAGTACCAGCACTCTTTGCGACGATGGTGTTGCGTCCCGTCAGCTGCGAGTTGTTCGGGTCCGAGATCAGGGCGTCGGGGTCCCCGCCAATCACGTCACCCAAAATCTCCGTGACGACACGATAGTCCGTGAACTCTTTATAGAGATCCTGACCTTCCGTGTCCCCCACCAGCATCATCTGGCGAAGCTGGTCGAAGTTCAACGGGTCCTTGATGTCGTCGCGCTCTACGCTCTGATAATCGATCAGATACGTCGCGTGCTTGTCGAACTTCGTCAGCTGAATCTCCACCCGGTCCCACACACCAGAACCCGGTACCGACTCCCGGAATGCCCACTTGTCCGTTGGCACTACCTCTTTGTTCTGCTTGTACAGCGTGGTCACGATTTCCTGATCGTTCAACGCCGCGTACGGCAGCACAGCTTGATAGGGAGGAGTCAGAGAAAAAGACAGCTGCTGGTTCTCTACGTACGACCGACGATGCGGTACGTTCACCTCGAGCTTCAACCGGCTACCCACACCCACGTAACAAGGATACCGCGGGTTGCCAGGGTCGGTAGAGGGCCGCGGAATCGCTACGTAGCCAATGTACGCGCCCGGTCGTACCCACCGACTATTTGTTAGACGGAAGTCGCCAATCGCCATGATCGATCTCCTTCAGATTTTTACTTCTTCTGACGCAAAGCTGTTTCAGGTCTGCGTGGCTGGAAGTTGTAGAAGTACAACTTGGACCGCTTGTCCAACATAGAATAACTAGTTTGCACCATCAGAAACACCGCATTACCTAGATATTCAACGGGCCACTACCGTCACTTCCTTTTCAGCCACTATCGTTCCTACATGACGCGGCTTCGTAGGCTCAGGCTTCACTTCCGTTTGCCCCTTCGCCACCATGATCTTGAACGTCCCCAACCTCTTCGGCCAAATTACCCAATGCGTCTTGTCCTGATATATCAACGCTACCTTCGAATCGTTGCTGTACACCCGAACCGGGTAAGGCATCTGCTGTATCCCAAACCGCGACTTCTTGTTCAATCGTACCTTGTCTGGAGCGTTCAGTTGAATAGACCCCTGCTGCGGAAGATACTTCGGGTGAGCACTGTATTGAATATACGTGCTGTTCTCGAACTCCACCGTCATACTGCAGGACGCCTGCCACAGCTGCCGCCGAGGATCTCCATCTAACGATGAATGAGATTTTGCACTCATCGAGTGAGTCAACGGAACTCGCACCTCCCAATAAATCCCGTGCCGCGTGTCCGGAGGCCGCAGAATATAATTACACGTGAACCGCTGAAACTGCCCGAACGCCGCACTCACAAAAGCTTCCAGGTCTTCTATCTGCTGCTCATCCGTTGCTGCGCAAACAATCTCTATCGGAATCGGTATCACATCCATCACACGAACTATCTGCGTGTGGTTCCTGTCCCGAGCGTTTATCCCCGACGTCAAGCTTCCTAACGATGCAGGCTTGTATTCGTACCCGCCGTCCTGAATGAATATCTGCGGCGGAGCTCTCCGCATCCCAGAGAAGTACCGAGCAATCTGTAGATGCCGCTTGTCAGAATCCCGGTCCAGCACCTCGTTGACCACGAACTCATCCATGAAAGTCGCAAAGTGTTTGAAGAACTTTCTGAACTGCCCCTTCTCGTGCACACACGCTTCCAGGTACTTCTGGAGGGTGAGCTTCGTGATTTTGAGATACTGGGAGATATCCCCGTGGTACAGCCCACCGATAGCCGACCTGTCTAGGTCGTCCACCTGAATAAAGTGTGGCAGCTTTCGTTGAAGGTCCGTAGTCGACATCTAGTTCGCAGGCTCGGTGGAGGGGGCGCTCTTCACTAGCGAGAGCTCTTTCATTGTTCGGTAGGCGGCAGAGTAGTACTTCCCGTAACCACGCTTCGTAAAGAGAGCTCCACTTTTCGCGTCACCCAAACTCTGTTTCAGTCTCTTCTTCACATACTTCGGGAAAGGGCACATCCAAAAGTAGAAGCTCTTGGTGAACTCCTTCGAGCGCCGTTCGATGTACTCGTCATCAATAGCCACTCCGTTCCAATGGCGAACCGCTATGGACAGACCGTACATCTGAAATTCCCAGTGAGCTCGGAAGAACCCAAAGGGTGGGAAAGACACCAGAGCACACCCCAGCACGAAAATCAGCCCAGCCCACCAAGGAAGCCACACGAAGAACATCCAACCAAAGAGCAGCGCTGGAACCAAATAGACCGGAGTACCCAGCAGGTACAGAGCACCAAAGAGGAACCGTGTGAGCTTCTTGGCCTGCAGCCCATGGCCAGCCTCGTGCCACAACGTGCGCCAGCCAGCCCTATCCTTCCCCGGACATCCCACTGTGAACCCGAGAGTTGTGTAGTAGCGCTCCATGTAGTCTGGATTGCCAAATACTTTCAGGAGTTTCCCGATGGTTCGATGTAGCCACGAGTCTTCCTTCGAGATAATTTTGAGCTTCGGGACGAACTCCTTGCACGTCGCCACCGTAGCATCGTAAATTTCCAGGTCTGTAGGCATACCAAGTCCTCGGTTTCGTTGGCCTAACAGAAGCTAACTAGACCGCCTACAAAAAATTGGCCCCCTGGCCGATGGAAGGGAAGCCAGGGGGCCTGTCCAAGGAAAGCAGAATGGGTCGCCACGTAATAATCACCACCAGTTGGAGCGGTGTAACCCACCCAGTGGTGAGGTAGCAATGGAGTCCAGATGGACCTGTGTTGCTACCAGAACCTAACCTGATTTTTCGTATTATTTCTTGGAGAGAAAAAGGTGCGCGGAGGTAGGAAGACCTTGGGGGGACTGGGGAGGGGGAAAGGCTGGGCCACCAACCTCCGCGCTATCCGGATTTTTGTAGTTTCTAACAGATGCCCAAACGGAAGTCAAGTAGAAAATGCTAGATAGCGTAATCCTCCGCCAACTTCAGCTTGGCACCGTTCACCACTCCACTAGGGTGTGCAGCAGAAGTTCCCGCTGCGTCCGTGATGCGCCGACTAGCAACTGCTTGGTACCAGTACTTGTCCCAGCTACTACGGCTGCGGAACTGAGCTACCACCAGCAGCTGCGCTTCCGGGTCCGCAGCACAGTGCTGAGTCACAATCTCCTGGGCCGCAGATTGGTTAGCCGCTTTGCACGCGCCCTTATCCAAATCACTTCGGTCTTTCCCACCATGCTTCTCGTAGTGCTTCCACCAAAGCGCCTTCATCCCACTCTCCCCATCCTCCCCATAATCGATGTACTTCCCCAACGTCTCGTTCCACCACGTACCATAATAGAGCTCGGGCCACTTGTACCCCTTCGGGTCGCTCTTCTCCCAATCCTCAATCCCCTTCCAGAAAGGCTTCCGACTCCCGCTCCACATAGTACCGTTCTGCACCACCGAATCACAGAACAGTAGCACTGCACGCTCCCAGTACTTCTTCATCGATGGATCGTCTTCCCAAGCGTCGAACGCACCAAACGCCCGCAACTCCTTCATCGCCAACTTCAGTAGCTTCTCCTCAAAATATCGCATCTGGGTCTTGATGCCCTCAGTCGAGCCAAACCAATCCTGGATCGTAGGATTCACCACCTTCTTGTCCGCACCGTTGTACACGTTCACCAAATCACTACGCCCGGCCAACTTCAACATCGAAACAACAGACCCGTAGCTGTTGCACTGGAAAATGCCGTAGTTCGCTCCGGCTCCATCACCAATGTCGTTCTCGGCCATCCCGAAAGCATCCCGTCGATTCGACACCTCGTAGAAAGCGATGACACTCATGATACGCGTGTTCAGGTCCGGCACGAAACCCGCCGCGTGCGCTTGAGGTAGTAACACAGAAGCTGTGCCCTTCCCGATAACTCCGTCTACCGGTTCGAGGTTGTTCTTCTCCTGGAACGCTTTGACAGCTTCCGCAGACCCATTCCCAAACCACCCGTCGACCTCCCCATCGTAAGCGCCTACAGCTTTCAGAGCTCCCTGGTAGAGAAACACCTCGGGCCTCTTGGTCGTAGCTTTGATCGTTGCCTTGCTGTACCTCTGATACTCCATCGGTTCCTCTCCTGTTGGTGGTTTCGGTTGTTCTGGTTGCTCGGGCTCTTCAGGTTCCTCCTCGAGAGGGCGCAGGAGCTCGATTGCCTCCTCGTCGATCAAAGAGATGTGCCAGGTCGTGGTAATCGTGGCGTCGAACCTGCCACCCACCTTCATCTCAACCACGAGGTTGTCCCCAGCTACTTCAGTTACTGCGAAAGTCTGGCCCTCCCCAATCGTAATTTTCACGTTCAGGTCGGTACCCATTGCGTCGAAGTCGAACGCACGCTTGATGCGTATGACGTCCCCTACTTGCCAATCGATCATCTTGTCTCCTTCACGGAACTCGTTTCAGACATTTCTTCTGCACCCAACGACGCACCTCTACGTCGTCCGATGCAGCGAAGCACAGGTACGCTTCTTCCCCGTTCAGTTTTTCTATGGTTGCCTGAGCTCCCGCAGGAAGCGAGAGCTCCAAAGGTTGCTTGTGGTAGGATGCTACAGGGTGCTCGACTGACAACGTAGCCGTAATGCTAAGGTCGTAATCAAGCTCCACCACATCCCCACAACGGAAATGCTTGGGCATTGGTGTTAATCCTCCAAGTAGAGGATTAACTATTTACTTTGGAAATTAGAGAAAGGGATGGATAGCTGAAGGAGGAATTACTTGCCCGGCTTCATGCTCATCTTGTAGAGCTTGTTCCCACGGTAGAAGTGCAGCTGCCCCTTCACGCGGGCCAGCATCATGTCACCACCCAGCACCGGGTCTTCCAGATAGCTCAGCTTCCGAGAACGATGGTCCGCTTTGAACATCTCGAGCTTCTCATCCTCGTTCAGACAAACAGCCACACCCGAATCGAGCACCACGAAGTTCAGTCCAGCTGGTGTAATATTTTCGACCACGCGTACGTCGTACTCCGCGTCCTCGAAACGGAACACCAACCGGTCGTACTGCCCCTGCTTCTCACCCACCACCATCAAAACACCGCGGTCGTACCTGGCGTCCACAATCCGGTAGCCCTTGAGCTCATCAGGTAGCAACTGTACTGTGATACCACTCCTCGGAAACACCGACACCACCATCGTATCCAGCATATCCTGGATCACTACCCCCGGAAACATCTGCGTAGAATTCTCCATCACAGTACACGCCAACCGCGTCGTCGCTACCAAATCCGCGCCCATGTCGGCCAACACCAACTCATACACACTGTCCCGTACCCGCATGTACACACGTCCATCGTAGGCCATCAGGTCCGACGCCTCCAAAGAAAACGCCACGCCCCGACGGTCCGTGAGGTTGTACAGCTTCACACCCCGACTCGTCTTCTCCACCGATACCGCTTTGTTACGTGCAGGACTGTACGCTACCGCGTCCACCGACATCCCAGCTTCCGGAATCGAGTGGCCGTTCAGCCACACCAGGTCGTCCGTCACCACCGTCACATGCTGCCCGAAACCCCACACACTCCGCACTACGCACTTCTCACCCCCGTACGACCCCACCTCCACAATGTCCAGCAAGTCCGTGCCCACAATCTCCCGCAGGTCCGGAACCAGCACCATCACCATGCCCGGAGCAACCGGAGGAGCCGCCCGCTTCCCATCCTCGAATACCGCCCGATACCAATCACGATACTCACTCGGAATCACCGTCACAGGGTACGCCGCCTTCGGCACACGCACACTCGAGCTAAACACTGACACGTTCGCCTTCATGCGCGCGTCCAGTCCCTTCAGCTGCTTGTGCTTCCCCTTGAACGGATGAATACCACAGAACATCTGGAAGCTCACCACCCCAAACGCGAACCAGTCCGTCAGCTCCGTGAACGCCAACGGCCCCTTCATGTGCCTGTCGCGCACACTCTCCATCAACGCCGTTGCTGGGAACGATTTCGTTTGGTAGGAGTCCACATCAATAAAACGAATTTCCTCGAAGCTCTTACTCACCAGGAAATTCATTTCGTTCAGGTCGACGATCAAAATTTTCGCCTGGTGAACGTGCCCCACACCTTCCTGCAGCTCCCGAACCAGGTGGGTAATCTGAGCCAGGTCCAGCCCCTCCCGCTCCCTAAACGCTCGAGGGAACAGCTGGCACAAGGCGTACCCACCTCGCACCAACGCCATCGTGTAGCCCACTGGGGTTCCCTTCGCGTTCGTGATCACTTCTAGCGGCTTCACCACCCGCTTGTCCGTCAACGCGCTCAGCTCCTGGATTTTCGCCACCGGTATCATCTTCTTCCGGTCCGCGTAAATCTTGTATGCTGTGCTCCCTCGCGCGTACACCGCACCCTCTCCACCCTGGCCGAGGTAGTGCCGCTTGTCGAGGCGTACCGCTTGTCCGTTGACGTAGATTTGCATCTACTCTTTCCAATATTTGGAAAACGCTGGTGCTGTTCCAGTTAACCGGTCCTCTGCAGCCATCTGTCGATAAGGAGCGCCCTCCCTGCTCATGGTGCCGCAGCCTTCCGGAAGTTTGTCCACGTACGTGTGTACCGTGAAGCCGGGAACTGCTTCGTGCTCCCCTACCACTAGCCACCTTCCTCGAGGCTTGTTCACCCGGAAAATCTCCAGCTTGAAACCCTCATGGTTATACACGTAAGCTGCCATTCTTTTTCTCCTTAGTCGTACACCTCGAAAGAGACGCGCATCCCACATTTGCTACACGTCCACTCTACCCACGAGCCTCCCCACTCATCGTGCTCCTTCTGAGACTCCGGTGGGTAATCATGGTCACATTCCTCGTCTCCTCCACGTGTTTTGCAAGTATGAGGACAGCAGTATACAGGCAATTTAATTTTTCGGTTTTCAGTTGGCATTCATTCTCCTACGTACACCGCCCCCATACTAAAATCGTCGTAATTCGACCACCCGTTCTTCTTGCAGAACTTTCCCAGAAACCGCTTGCACCGTCGGGTGACGAACTCCCCCTTCACCGTCTTGAACTTCAGTAGCTGCTGCAACACCGCCTGCAAAGGCACCGTCTCCAAAACCCCGTCCTGCTTTCTTTGGAAAGACAGCACACCATCCGACATCACGGTGACCAGGTCGAACGTTCTCCTGTCGAAACACTTGACCCACCAGAAATCGTCCGGATGCTTGGTCACCTTGTCAGTGAACCTGTGCTCTGGAATCTCCTCCCACTCCGTCAGGTCCGCGTTAGCCTCGTACCCCCGCTCTGTTCGTAAACCACACTCTCCGAGCTCCGCTCCGCTACTCAACGAACCACTCGTGTACGCTTCCATGCGAAGCTGGTTTATCTGGTAGCTTAGGTAAGCTGGAGCGTTATTGTTAAACTCCAGCTCTGTCACAAGAACACTGCCGTCTCTACGCCTCGCCGCAATGACCCCATCCCCACAAGCGAATACGTAAATCAACTTTGGTGTAGTGTGTACGAAAAGAATGGTGGAGTCCAGGCACTCCACTTGAGGACCCGCGCCCAGAAACCGACAGGCCATCGGCAAAACGCCGCGGAAGAAAAACCGGTTGTCGGAAGACCGCAAGCACTGCTCCGCGCCGAAGCACAGAAACCGAGCCCCCAAATCTGTGTGCGGAGAGGACGAGCATCCATCAGCCACCGCTGCGAAGAAACTCCCATCGACCTCCCCGGCCAACGCGTAGTCCTGGCAAACCTTGTGACTGCTGCCGATGGAAAAATAGAAATCGGAGTACACGGGCGCCTCCCAGACTACGCTGCCTTACGCTGCTGTGTAGTAGGTTTGAATTGTTTTCGGTCCGCTACTTTTACGCTTACTTTTCAGATAAGCGACGCACCAAGCTTCTACCGAGTCTACTTTGGCGACAACAGAATGAACCGCGGTGCCGTTTTCATAGACGTCACAATGCTCGCAGTGCCATGCTAGAGCAGTTGCTGCTGAGAAAAGTGGCAGCAATTCCCTTCCACAACGTGAGCAAACACCTTCCTGCATAATACCTCCATCTACTAGAGGACGCTTAGCCCACGAACTCTAGAAGGCCAATGATTTACTTGGACCTCCCGTGCCGAGTGCCTGCGACTGCGAGCTGATGCTTTGCGAAATAAAGCCACCCAGCTTCGCCAGCTGCTTCTCTGTGGCATCCGCAATCTCCACGTACTGCGTGAACCCCGCTTCGTCGGTGAACTCCTTCAGGTAGTTCCCCAGCTGGTCCGCGAGCGTGTTCACACCAACGAGCACCGAAACGATGGATTCCATCGATTCCGTTTTCACTGCTTCCCGCATGGCGTCCTTCACCATCCCCCGCGTCAGCTTGGACTTGTTGTCCATTCCGTCGGTCACGCACACCAGAATGGCGTTGACGTCGAAATCGTTTTCAGCGAGATCACGGCTGTACTGCGTCATCGACTGCACACCGTTGTAAACGGCATCATAAAGCGCAGTGAGTCCCGCAGGCTGGATGCACCCGTCGTAGTCGTCCTCGTTGCACTCCGACAGCGGCTTGAAGCCGTGGTACTCGTCGACGCTCGAGTTGAAGGTAATCACCCGGAGCATCAGGTTGTCCGCCCGAGGACTGCGCCGACAAGCCCTCGCCACCTCCTTCACCACCTTCTCCATGTCGTCCGCGAAGTCGGTGATGGAAGGGCTGCAATCGATCACCAGCAGCGCCAGCGTATACTCGCTCGCCCCCAGCTCGTCGATGCGCTTCGCAGAAAATTGGAAGTTGGACGTGCCCACCTGGTGGGTCTCCATCGTCGGATCGTTGTTGTCAAATCGCGGCATAATGTACCTCCTCGTAATATTGCACGTTCCAGTAGGGAACGCTTACTTCAGAAAATCGACCGTCGTGGTGAGCTTCATGCCCTTGGCGGTAAGCTCCTTGACGAAATCCTCGCCCAGGTTCTCGAACCCCGGCACACTCGAAGAAGCGTCCGTCAGCAGGTGCACCTTCTCCACGTACTTCGGATCGCTGAACGCATCCGCCGTGTCCCGCATGGTATTGGCCACGCAGTGCGACAGCGCCTCGCCCGCCAGCAGGATGATGTCTGCATCTTCCAGTGTCTGCACGAAGCGGGCGTTCAGCTGCGTGGTGGGATCCTCGGGGTCGGGAACCTCTGCCTTCACCGCGCTGAAGTGCTCGGTGTAAACGTTGCTCCCCTTCGTCACGAAGTCCACCGTGGCGAAGCTTCCTTCCCACACCTGAAGCGCCTCGAACATGGTGGGGTAGATGCTGTAGCCCCAACTGCCGATGAGGCAGTGCGGGGGCCAGATGCAGTGCGGGTAGCGGTTTCGGGACTCGAGCTCCTCCAGGTACTTGAGGGTGCGGTCGTACAGGCTGGGAAGCTTGGTGGTCCACTTTCCTGCTTTGACGTCAGCTGCGGTGATGATGGTGAAGGGGTCGGGCTTGGCACCCGAAGAGTCACGCCACCAAATGGGGTGAGCGATGTCCACCAAACGGTGGCTGTCGAGCGTAACGTGGATGTCGTCGAGCTTGTCGGGAATCCGCTTGATCATGGCTGCGAGACGCTCCATGTCCTTGTCGGCTCCCGGAGTGTAGAGTGACCCGTTGGGATCACAAAAGTCGTTCTGCGGGTCGATGATGACCAAATGAATGGAGACTGGCTTGCTCATGGTGATTTTCCTTTCGTAATCGGGCCGTAATACTTCGCAGCATTTTTCCATGCTGCAAGCTTTTTTCACGCAGTTAACTCGTACCTTTTCTGCGTTACGTTGTCAAGAAAAAATTCTGATTACTGCTGTATCTCCCTGTCAAGATACAGTTTAGGGAGCATCATTTCTGGAGCCCAAGTTGCTTGTAGTTTTTCTGGGTCGTCCTCTGTCTGATATTTTCCTTGCTTCGTGTACTTCTTTTCGACAGGAGCCGTTCGACTAAACTCGATCTGAGCGATCCTTCTACCTACAACCAACGGCAGTGTATAGTAGCGGCTGTTGTTCGTGATCTCCATCGTCCAGCGAGTGCAATAACCAATGTCGCCCATACCGGCACAGCGGCACATCTCAAGGAAGTTTCGTCCTATACTCGAGCGTGCAAACATCTTCGTGGTAATATTATTGGAGCAGCCACCGATGAACTCGATCGTGTGCCCAAGGATACTTTCACCAGGAGCTATCAGCACCACTTTATCAGTAGGACTTATCCCGCTCAGTTGCTGTAGCTGCTTAGCGGTAAACGGCGTGCTAGCGAGCACTGCTTCGTCCTTCTGAAAAAGGTACTCAACATCCCGTGCATCGTAGGGATTGTAGAGGTCGGATACTTCAACGTGATCAGACTGGCTACGTACTATGCGAAGACGGTCTAGTCTTTTGCTGGGAGCAACTTCACGCCACACATGTGGGCCGAACGTAACGTCGTAGCTGTTCGGTCCCACGTTTTCTTCATCGAAAGGGCTGATTAAAATGTTTCCCGCTTCGAGCTCAGCCAGTATTTCAGGTCTGCTCAGTAGACTCATCTGTCGCTTCCTTTTGTGCTTTGGGGTTCAGCCACAAGCATTCAGTGCGTCCTTGCGTTACCTTGATTACTCCGTCGCCCTGTAGCTGGGTATGCTTTGTTCTCGCTGCTGCGTTGCAGGACCGGTCGAAGCTCACCAGTTGCCACCCGTCCTTCTTGAGCTCCTTGTACGTATCGTTCGGGTATCCCGACAGCACCACCATCCCCTGCAGCTTCCTAGCCGCCTCCACCATCTCCTCCTGCTCTTCCTTCGTCATTTCGAAGTAGTACCAGCCATCCCGACGTGTCTCCCGAGGATAAGGAGGGTCCAGATAGAACAATGTGTCCTCACCGTCGTACGCAGAGAACATCTCCTTGTAGTCGACGTTGTGAATCAACACCCTCTTCATCCTCTCCGCCACCCGCGGCAACATCTTGATCGCCCCGACGTACGCATTAATAGGCTGAGCCATCCCACGCACGCTCGTGTTCGTTACCAGCCCCCACGAGGACCTATCGATCATCCCACCCAACGACTGCCGACAATCCACGAAGAACATCCGAGCTCGCTCCACATCATCCTTCGCATCGTGCCAGTGGTCTTTACTGTGCAACCGCTCCTCACGGCTGTACGGCGTCAGCATCAGCTGCTCTATGAGCAACTCCCGCTGAGCGTCGTCCACTATCACCTCGAACAGTGTTGTAATGCGAGGGTCGATGTCGTTGAACACCTCGACCTCACTGTGCTCCTTCACCAGCAGCACGCTGCCACCGCCTCCGAAAGGTTCCACGTACACGCGGTGCTTGGGGAAGTAGGGGAGGATCCGCTTTCGCAGGACACCCTTTCCGCCGATGATTTTAATAGGGGACCGAAGAACTGCCATCAGTCTTCATCCGTGAGCGGAATGATTGCCAGCGGAGTGTTCTCTTGGTTACGTAGCTGCTGCACCACTTCTTCATAGGAGGCTACCCACCTCTTGGCTCCCGCTTCCGGCACGACGAGGTTACGTTCACCCACCGCCCACACCGGCCACTCTGCTTGGGTAATGTCTGCGTCACCTATCTCGACTGCACCATTATCCATTAGAGTAGTACCTGCTGGAATGACAACTGCTCCTTCGATGCCTCTTGCTTTCCGTCTTTTCGAAAACAGCTTTGGCTTCACGTTAGGACGCGTGACCTTGAAGTCGCTTACCGTGCAATCTTGCTGCGTCTCGTCCTCGAACATCACCAGAAGTCTATCCTCCTCGTGCAGTCCCCCAACGAAAACTATCTCGTCGTCCTCCAGCTGCTTGAACACTGGGAACTGCGTACGACGCTGGTCGGGCGGGAACGCCACATACTTGCCGCTCCGCGATAGCACCACAACGCATTCGTGGTCTTCCGACGCCACACCGATCACCTTCCCCACACTCTTGTCGAACTTCTCCATGAAAGAAATCGACACCGACTGCCCCACGTTGTCCTCCGACACTACCGCAAACTTCCCCGGCGTAGTCACCAGGTCCACGTATCCCCACGCTGCCCGACTCTTCAACGGTAGCTCTGTAAAACTGTCCACCTTGCCGTCCTCCGTTACCCCCACGTAGTACGTCGCCTCCGCTACCGTCAAATCCAAGTCGTCCTTCCCACCCCGCAACCGCGTCCCCCGCTTGTCCGCGTACTCCAGCATCTCCCGCAATCGACGTCCCACTACACGGTCCAGGTTCCCTAAGTCGTCCTTCACCTCGTCAATTCGATCACTGTACTCCTGAATCCGCTGCTCCAACTTCTCCTTGTTGATACTCATCAACCCCCGCACCGGAGTCTCCGCTATCACCTTCGCCTGGTCGTTCCCCACAAAACCAAACTCCTCCTGCAGCCTGTTAATCAAATCCTCCTCCGACTCCGCCTCCATCAAAATCTTCGTCACCAACGGCAAAGCCCGCACCGCTACCAACCGAGCCGCCTCCATCCCCCGCTTCCGCTCCAACTGCCGCTGCTCCTCCTCCAATACCAACTGCTCCACCTTCCGACGAAAACGTAAAAATATTTGCAGCAGCTCCTTTAAGCTGTACAGCACCGGACGCTTCTTGTTGTCCAGCGCGTAAAATTGGTACGTCATCGAAGACCGCAACAACGGCAACACCCGGTCGTTCACTATCTTCGGGTCCGTGAACTCCACTACCACCCGCGTCCCGATCTTCTTCGAGCTTTCATCGTTCGCCGCCGACTCCAACAGCTTCGCTTCCTTCAACTCCTCCGTTACCCGTACCAACTTCTTCGCATCAAATCCCGGACCGAAACTTGTGACCACCAACTTCTGCTTGCCCCCCTTCCCATCCTCGAAGTGGTAGTTACACGAGTACATCAACCGACCGCGCCCCGTTCCGTACACCGTCCGCAAATCATCCTTCCGAGACAACAAAATCCCCCCACCGTAATCCGGCCCCTTCACATGCTTCAACAAATCATCCGTCGTACACTCCGGATTCTCCAACACCTCCAACGCCGCGTTCACCATCTCCCCTAAATTGTGCGGAGGAATATTTGTGGCTATCGCCAGCGCTACCCCCTTGCAGCCGTTCACCAGCAACATCGGTACACGCACCGGCAACAGGAAAGGCTCCTCGTACTCCTCGGTGAACGACTTCACCAACGGCATGATCTTGATGTCGTCAAACACCCGGTCCGCAAACTTCGACAACCGCGTCTCCGTGTACCGGTACGCAGCCGGAGGAGCATCCATCAACGACTCCCGAATGCCGAAGTTACCGTGCTTCTGCACCAACGGATGCCGCAACCAACCCATGTTCACCAACGCACCGTAGCACGCCTCGTCACCGTGCGGATGGTACCGACCCAGCGTGTGCCCCACCGCTGTCACCGACTTCACCGGTATGTCCTTGCTGTGCCGCTTCAACTCGTGCAACGACCACAGCAGCCGACGCTGTACCGGCTTCAATCCGTCCCGCGCATCCGGTATCGCCCGGTCCTCGATCACGTACCTTCCGTACTCGAGTATGTACCCCTCGCGTACAATATCCGACGCTTTCTTCTGTTTCAACTTCGCCATCAACTTATCCCCAGATATCCAGAAACAATCTGAATGCCCAGCTCTTCTATCTTGTTCCGTCGAGGTGCGTGTTGCAAATCCGAAGTCTGGTGCAACTCCTCGAGCTCCGCACTAATCTCGCCCTCCCACCGCATCAGCTTCTCGTAGCTCCACTCGCCCCGCTTGATCGGCAACAACACACTCTCAGCCTCCACGCACTCCACGTGGATCGTCTTCTCGGTCAAAATTTCCCTACAGTTAATTAGAAGCCTGGCCAGATGCGTGGCGTGCTTCGAATCATAACCGTACTTCTCTTCTGACTCCTTACGCCGCGGATTACGCTCCTTCTTCCAGTGCAACCATGACTTGTACTCCTTGCGCGCCTTTTGATAGAGCTTCTCCTGCCGCAGCACCTCAAGAAAGTTGTCGTCGAATCCCAACGCCTTCCCAGCTGCTACCCAACTTTTCTCCTCCACTTCCTGCATCGTCAACGACAACGTGTGCTCCAAGAAGTTACGTAGCATATGCCGCACACCCATCGCTGCATCCTTGGCAATTCCCGACAACTCCTCCTCGATAGGATACTTGTTCAAGTGCCGACGGATCAGCTCCTGCGCCGCGTTGACCGTCTCCGTAGGAAGCTCCCTCCTATCCCGCAGCCCGAAGTCCTCCCGCTTAGGCTCCTTCAGCTCCCCCTTCATCAACCATTCCCGGTGACTCCGCATTCTACGCATCTGGCTGTGGGAGTAACCTCTGTACGAATGGAAACACTTCTTCGAGAGGAACCAGTCCCGGTGTTCCACCAAACGTTCCCAGTATCCACTGCTATCCGTCCAGTACTTCTCCGGTATCCACATCAACTCGATGATGTTCGGATTGTTCTGCGCTGCCAAGTGTAAAAACTTCGACAGCCCGTAGATAACCTCGTCCACTTCCTTCGGTGCGTACTGCTCGAACCGACTGGCGTAACCCAACCAGTACCGATGCGGCGGAATGCACACACCGCGGTAGTCGTAATCGGAATCCTTGTTGTGTGTTCCGTACACCCGAGAACCCGTGAGCGTTCTAAAAATAGTATGGTCTTTAACATCGAAATTCATCTCACCCTCCAGAACCATGTAAACGGTGGCAACGGATTCAAATCCCTCGCCGGAATAGTAAACGCACCGCTGAATACCCCACTGTCGTTCGGCCGCTTCGGCAACATAGCATCCGTCGCCCAACCAATCAAATGAGCTACCACCGGCTTCGGAGGCTTCATCTCCGTCACCAACACCAACACGTACACCCAATCCTCGTGACGCTCCTTCGGCCGCACAGCCAACCGGTACGCCAACAAATCCCTATCCGGGTTCCGAGCCAAGCTCGCTTTGAAATCAATGTTCGACCCGATGAAATCACTTCCACCATCTCCCACTGTAGGATTCTGGTTCGCCACCCACCGCGAGCGCAAGTACGGATCTGGACTCCCAAACAACCACAAGCTCCCCACGTACTGCCCCACCTGACCTACCAGTTGATCGTTCTTCAACGTCGCTTGCCGATCCCCACCCCGAATGTTTGACCTCCCACCAACACACGCCAGCTTCGCGTGCGCCGCTACCACGTTCATCTCCCCAGGAGAAATCTCCACCCGGATAATGTCGCTCCTCGTAATTGTCATTATTCCACGACGCCCAGGATCTTCTTCCGGTGCACGGGGTCCTTCCCCATGTACGCCAACACCAATTCCTGGTCCTTCTTGCCACCCCATAATACCTGGAACACCTTCCGCGTCTTCGGGCTCATCGCGTAAATCTGCAAGTCCCCCGCTTCCGACTCTCCCAAACCCTTGAACCGCGTGATCCGCGTCTTCACGTTCCCCTTTATCTGCTCCCGTACCTCCTCCACCGTATCCCCGTACACCCGCTGCTTCGCCGTCACCCCCATGAACAATGGACTCTCCACTACAAACAACCGACCATCCTCAATCAGCTGCGGCATGTGCGCCGCAAAGAAAGTTAATAGCAGCGCCTGAATATGCTTCCCATCCGAGTCCGCATCCATCAACAAGTAGATTCCCTTGTAGCGACACTTCGCCAGGTTGAACGCCGGACCAATCCCAGTACCCACCGCCTGCGTAACACTCGTAAGCTCCGCGTTCGCTAGAATCTTGTCGATGCCTACCTCCGCAGCGTTCTTCACCTTCCCACGTAAAGGCAAAATCTCCTGGAAATGCACGTTCTCTTTCAACGTCACCCGGGCATCCCGAGCACTCCCGAACGCCGAAGTACCCTCGACGATAAACAGTTCCCGCTCATCCGGAGAGCAATCAGAAGCTTCACACAGTTTGCCAGGTAGAATACTCTTGGCACCCTGCTTGACTTTCATCTCGCGGATCGCTTTTTGCTGCTCCCGCAACTTCTTCTTCGCGTCCCGCAGCAACACCGCCCGCTCGAGCAGCTGCTTCGTCACGTCCGGATTCGCAGCTACGAATTTTCGCAGCGCGCTCTCCACAATCTCCTGTACCTGCTCCTCCACCTCTCGATTCTGCAAACTGCGCTTCGTCTGCCCCCGAAACTCTGGCTCCAAAACGTGCGCGTGCACAATCCCCACTACACCTTCACGCAGATAGTCACCCTTCAGTTTACCGTACTTGCCGCTGGCAGCCTGGTCCTGCAGCACCTTTTGAATGGCCTTCTTCACCCCCGATACGTGCTTCCCGTGCTCTGGCGTGCTCGTCACGTTCACGAAAGACGACCACCACTCCGTACCAGCATCCGTCCAGACGAGTGCCACCTCCACCAACTCCTCTTCGACCACGATAGGCTCGTGTAGCTGAGCAACATCCGGATGCTCCTCCATGTACACCGGCAACATGTCCGCCAACCCACCGTCTGCCACAAACCGCTCTGGCGCTTCATTGTCCACCTTGAACTCCACTACCAACCCAGGGCACAAGTAGGCAATCGATTGTAGCCTTCTCCGAATGCGCCCAACGTCGAACTTCGCTCCTTTGAATATCTTCGGGTCCGGCCGGAACATGATCCGCGTCCCCGCCTGCATCTTCACCTTCGCCCTATTCACCTTCGTCGTTGGTTCGCCTCGCTCGAACGTCTGGTGATACACCTTCCCGTTCTGCACCGTCCACACAGACAGCTTCTCAGACAACGCGTTTGTCGCCTTGATACCAATGCCGTGCAGCCCCGCCACCGCGCTCGTGTACGCCCCCTGCCCAAACTTCCCTCCCGAGTGTAGCTTCGTGAGCACCGCCGTCAACAAAGGCAGCCCGGTCTTCTTGTGCTTCGATACAGGTATCCCGCGCCCGTTATCGATCACCACTGCTATCTGATTAGCCGTGTCAATTTTTACACCAACCGCAGTAACGTGCCCATCCATGAACTCGTCGATAGCGTTGGACACCACCTCCTCGAGAACATGATGTAATCCATCGGGGCCGGTGTCCCCGATGTACATGGCAGGTCTCAGGCGGATGGGCTCTAGGTTCTCGAGGATCTTTATTTTATCCCCGGCATAATGCTTCTTGCTCAACTTCTCTATCCTACGCTAGCTTGGAGGTTTCGCTTCTGCCACCAATCCCAATAGCTCAACGCCTTCCCCAACGGACCAGACTTCAGCTTCAGCTCGATGTTCTTCGACCCACACTCCTCGCACCGCTTGTTCTTGGGGTACGAAGTCTCTTCGCGTTCTTTCCCACATGCACGACACTTTACAACGTACTTCTCCTGGATGTCAATATCCACCTGGTCCGCCCACGTAGGCCCAATCGAGAAATCCGCCACGAAGGGAATCGACATCTTCACCCCGAACGGCTTCATCAGCTCCGGGTCCACCATGATTCGATCCGCCACCTCAATATACTCCTGCACATCCTCCACTGGAATCTCCGCAATAATCGAGTCGTGCACGATATTCAACAGCTTCCAGGGCTTCTTACACAAATCAATGTGTTTCTGAATAGCGATGCACGCCATCAGATTCGTGTCGCTAGCTATCGCTTGGATAGGCGCGTTTCGACAAACCCGGTCCTCGTAAGACCGATACTTCCCAATATCTGTTATAATGCGTCGTCCGTCTATCTCGAAATACTCGTTGTCGTCGGTAACCACAAATCCCGACACCAAATGCCGACGACGACCAATAGGTGACTCGACGTAGCCCCGGTTGAATCCATACTCCTCAATCCACGTGAGCCACTTGCGCGCTCGAGGAAATTGTTGCATGAATTTGTCTTGGAAGTCAGCTGCCTCCCTCGTAGAAATTCCAAGCGCCTCGGAAATTCCAAACACAGACATACCGTAGATGATCCCGAAGACGATCTGCTTCGAACCACCTCTTTCCAAATCTGTAATTTCGTGCGGAGGTTTACCAAAAATCTGTGAAGCGGTCTGTCGATGGAAGTCGCCTTCCTGGATCATCCGTCGACGATTCTCTTCCGTAGGATTCTCCAAGTAAGCTTTCTGAACTCGTGCAACAGCTTCAAAAGCGGCTTTGAGATTGGGATCACCCGTGATCTGCGCTAGCCACCGTACCTCTGCCTGGCTGTAGTCCGCGCAGACCATCAGGTGCCGTTCCTCCACGGTGTACACTCGTTTCACTGCCAGAGCGTTGACCGTCTTCCCCTTGGGGATGTTCTGCATGTTGGGCTCGCTCGAGCTTGTCCTCCCCGTGGCTGCGATGTGGAAGTTGAACGACGCGCGAATACGACCGTCGCGCATCTCCGGACTGTTCTGCAACATTCGATAGGGAGCTTCGATGTACGTTCCCCTCAGCTTGTCGAGCGACTTCCACTCGGATGCCAGGTCGACTTCTTTTACTCCCTTGTTCTCTTTGTAGAATGCCTTGTCGATTTTTGGGCGCTGTGTCTTTTCTGTTATCTGTGTTGGCAGTCTAAGCACATCGACGAACAAGGCTTTCTGCGAGTCGGGCTTGTTGATGTGGAAGAGCCACGGCTCTTTCGCTTGGCTTCCCCAGATACCCGCCATGCCACGAGTTCTCTTCACCTTCCGAAGCAGTATCTGATTCGCGTGCGTTACACTTTCCAAGTTCCGTAACTCGTCTTCGATATGGAACAACCTTCCGACGATAGGAGAATCTTTCCGCAGCAAGTAACGAAGTTGTTCCTTATTGGCTTTGATACCGTTTCGCTCCATGATAGCAGCGAACATCGATACGGGACCATGCATATGCACGCCCAACCGTTTGAGTTTTTCCTGGTACTCCATCTGCGCTGCCACCAGGTCCTGCATGTGATGCAGCCGCCAGGTTACGTAGCAGTCCATTCCGTTGTACTCGCACAGTGTGGAGAGGTCGGCTTCTTCCATCGAGCGTTTTTTACTACCACGGATTGCCAACGCTTGTACAATATCCTCATCCACGTACCCAGTGAACCCGAGCCACTCGTCGCTCAGCGTTTTCAGCCCGAAGGGGTATTGTGTTACGCCTTTTCTGTTCTCGTTCAGCGCGTGCGCTCGCAGCATTGTATCCTCGAGGGGGAGGTTCCACAATGGAATCCCAAACTCGTCCAGTGTAGCTGCGCACTCGAACTTGAGGTTGTGCGCTACCAAAGACCGAAAGGATACGTTGCGAGCAGTGAAGAACATGTGTAGTAGTTTCTTCACCTCGCGGAACTCTTTGCCACTCCATGGACTGTCGGGGTGTCGGTAAGGGATAACGAATCCCCGGTCGGGGCCGTAGGCAAACCCGACTGTCAATATCTTGTTGCCCACTCGCTGTAAGTTGGCTGTTTCGTAGTCCAGCACAACCACTCGATCCTTATCCAGGTTGCTCACCATATGCTTGAGCAACTTGTACACCTTATCTACTTCCTGCACTACTACTGTCGGCTTCCCTCGTTTACTGTAGTCTGGTACTACCCCTCGAGCTTTGTAGAACGCCCGAGAAATATCCTCCTCGAACATCCCTCCCATTCCTGGCGTTCTGCTGACGAAGGCGAAATGAAAAGTGATGATAGCCGGGTACTCCTCCCCGTCCGGCGTCTTTACCACTACCTCTTTTCCCCGCAGCCCGAATACTTTGGCAGCCGAGTCAATCTGCTCGCCTGTTTGCTTGTCCACCGCTAGCCCTACTGCTGCTGATTTACCAAGCAGCACAATATAGGCAGGCTTGACCTTCATGATGTCGCGCAAAATATTGCGTCGACACGTCCGCACCTCAGCCGAAGTAGGCGGTCGGTCCTTGCGAGGGTCTTCCTCGCGCACAGGTCTGCACCGCACCACGTTCCCGTAGGCCACCCCTTTTTGCGTTCCTCCGTTGACTTTGTGGACTAACTGCCGAAGGATCTGACCCGTTCCACCCACCATCGGTCGACCCACATCATTCTCTACCCGTCCTGGGGCCTCCGCGATAAACATCACGTCGACACCCATCCCCTTCCTATTCTTTCCTCCTCGGTAAACTTCGGTGGGAACCTGCTTACGAACGAAGCGGTTGCCTAACAGGGGGCACTCGTACTGTTTGCAGATGTTATCTGCGAGAGGAGAAAGGATGAACTGGTCGTCGGTCATTCGGTGAGCTCCCTGAACGTAGCACCGAATCGGTGATACGTAGTAGTTTTACCAGGGAGACACCCGTCGACGCCTTGTCCCGGAAAGGTCCAGGAGTTCGGTTCATCGCCGTGAGCACGCGGGAAAGGTTATTGGCGATTGTACGTGCGGTCGGTCCGTTGCATCCGTAGGTAGCAATAAAGTTTGCTACGTTCACGAAGTTTCCAGTCTCACCTCGGATGAACAAACCGTAGCCGCCTTGCACGTTCATCGCCCAGAATCGCATACCGGCGCCACCCTGCTCTAGTATTTTACAAGGTGGCTGCCCGTTTTGATGGGCGTTACTACTTCTCTGCCTACCTCTGCAGCATCCCATCGTTTTTACGCCTGTTCGCCTGCAAGAGACTTCTTTCCAAAAGAAGCCTCCTTCGGCCAATCACTAACGCCGTCAAATACTACGATAATACTATTTATTGTGTGATGGTCGCCTTCACGATACTTGTACATCAACTTCCTGCGCATGGTCAAGCTGCAAATCCAGTTCGGCCCCAGCTTCTCCGGGTACTCCAGTATCTTCGGATGCAACAGGATAGTATTTCCACACCGCTCAGTAGTGTAGGTGCCAGGAATCATGTGGATGATATCGGGGTCCCCATTCGCATTCTTCGAAGGGACTTTCTCGATAGGACGCAACACAAACACACCTCGAGGACCACCAGCTCCCTTCTCCGCCACAATCTCTACATACCAGAACTCTTCCGGTTGAGGAGCTTGCGACTGGTCCTCAATGTGCTCCCAAGAAAGAACTCCCGTCTTCCCCAACGTCTTGGAAATTACCTTGTTGTTGGGAGGGGCGTCTTCCTGCCTGTTTTTCATGAATTTGACTAATGTGATCAACGTAATGACTCCGTGAGTTAGAGGTACTTCCAGAAATGCACTCTGAGTCTTCCTACACGGATATACTCACCCTTATACACATCGAAGGTGAGCCGCACTGTGTAGGGCTTTCCAGTATCGAAAGTTCCTGAAGTCTGGTCTACCGTGACCGTGTGGTCTGTCCATGCACCAGACCCGTTAATGGTTCCTCCTGTAACTGTGACAGGGGCTTGGTTGGTGTCGTAGAGCTCTACCGTCAACTTCGTGTTGGGAGATGTAGCAAATTCTACGTAGGTATCGATGGATACCGGTCGTAGGTCCCCCTGTACGAAAAAGCTGAAATTCTGTACAAGCTGCTGTATGTTGGGTAGCGCGGTGGGGGAATTCTCTACCCGTTCGTTCACAACGAAACTTACTGCATCGAACTCGTTTTCCGTGAACGTGATATCTGTACCTACAGCCGAGTTGGCGTAGCGTTCGAAGGGAGGCACAAGCTCTACTGGCAAAGAGGTAGCCACGAGTTGTGTGTAGTCGTCTTCAGCCAACTTTGGAGCTTCAATGATATATTCCTGCACTAGGGGGAGCCCACCACCAGGATGATTTATCCACCCAATTACTACTCCATCAAATATGTCCGAATTGGAAAGTTGCGCCTCTTCTAGCGCGTACTCTACTGGAACCCCTCCAAGCGAACGCCGGTTCTCGTGCGTGGCTACTAATGTGTACCAGGTCGCTGTTCCTGGAGCTGTAAAGCTAAATGTGGTTTCCGTATCCTCTCGCCACATTACGCCGTTGTGCTGAAGGCCGTACCCTTCTCCCATTACCAGATTGTTGTCCGTATTCACAGACAAGTCGAATCCACGGTAAACACCTTTAGGATGCAATCCGTAATGAATCGTATTTTCGCTTAGGTCGTCTTGTGTTGCGCCGTAGTTGTAGTATCTCAGCTGTGCCATCTCGAGCTCCTAGCCGAAAACGAGCATCCCAATATAGTCAACTGTGTTGACAGCAACCTTGATCATGTCTGGTGTACTTGGGAACGTAACCTCGTAAGTGTTTCTCATCCCTGGCACCGCGGTCGTTGTTAGAGAACCCCATACTCCAGATATGTACGCGTACACCAGTGGTGGGTTCTGATACTGGAAATAAATTTCCGAGCGTACCTCTTCCAACGGAACCATCACTACGCGCCAGGTAGCACCAGACCCCGATTTCACATCCAGCGCTCGAGTTTGGTACCACCCCTCGGAACCCACCCTCAGTTTGCTGATATTGTTCATCGGGAGCGCGTACGGCAGGGTATCGTATCGTTCGTTGTTGGGGACCATATCGTGCAAGCTGGGAGCTCGGAAGTCCTCCATGTAGACAGTGGAGTTTCCGCCTGCCAACGTGTTGGCGATGTACATTAACGAATCATTTGCTGGAGCTTTCAGCAGGAAGTCTCGAACGGTTGTAGAGATGATACGTTTGTCCCGTGTTTCTGCTAGACGGAGCCCATCCCACATCACTTCTGCGATGTGGCATCCATCCTTTAGTTTATCGTACGTGTCGTAGGGATTGTGGGAAGCCCACATCATGATAGCGGCACCGGGTCCTGCGTCGGTTGCTTCATCGATAACGATCTGGTCGAGGCTAGAGAACACTTGTGAACTGCTGTTAACTGCTTGTGGTGTGATAGTATTTTTGGGTACCGGACCTGGGTCTACCCATGTTGAGTCGAACTCGAAGATGTGTTCAATTGAGTTTCCGTTTGCATCTTTGCCGTAGAGGTGGACCTTCACGACCATGGTGCCAGCACCGGAGGCATCTGCGAGGCCACACATGATACGAGCTGGTCCGTAGAGGTCGATGTCGAACGTGTCGGAAGTGGCTATAGTAGTGAGTAGTTTGTAGCAGTATATTACTTGGGGGGACTTGATTAAACTTCCGGTTCCGTCTACCAAGATCTCGTAGATCATGGGGAACTTCTGGGCATCCGCAAACGCTTCCTGAGTGTTGGTTAGCGCGGTAAACCCAGAGCCCCCCGCGATGATGAGCTCCTCTGCGCTGGGGTTCTTGGTAGAAAATAGAATTTCATTACTTCCTACTGGGGGCTCGCAGGCATCCACTTTAGTGTAGTACATATGGACCGCCCAATCGGTTGGAACGGTTTCCCATATTACTACGCGGTTGGTGCCTACTACGATACTTCCAGCGTAGTCGGTTTCGGTGATTCCGTCTGTTACCCAGACTTTGCCTAATCGTACAGGATAGTTGGTAAGTTCGACGTATTGTGCGTTTGGGACAGATGTTTTTGACCCGGCGCCATCATCGGTTTTTATGGAAGCATAGGGGATTGCTACTTCACATCGGACACCGGGAATCTTGGCAATGGATCTATCGTCGGCCACAATCATCCCGTGATCTAGTTGTAGCTGCAGCGGCGAGAAGTCGCCAACGGTTAGATCGTTTTGTGATAGCGCGTGGGGGTTGGTTGCGGTGGATACGCCGGTTCCGATTTGTCCTCGATGCTCTACGTCTACAGCAGAGAACCAGGGACGGTTCCAGCTGTAGTTTCCTCGTGTGTGGTCAATCGACATCTGTGTGGTAACTGTAGATGTCAAAGGGTCTTCCACGTTTTGCATAGTGGCGATAGCAATCGGCACTAAGCTGTTGCGCACATCCTCGTCGTAGTTTTGATACGCGTCGAGTGTATCGATATCTACTTGTACATCTGCTTCTGACGCACTGTTAGGGGAACCTGGTCTCCAGGTTACTGGAATAACCGGATCGAGGTAATCATTCAGCTGTGAATCTCCGGGGTCGAGAACGTACCGGAGGTAGACAACGTTTGTGATGCCGACTTCTGGGTCGTCCAGCTCGATTTGGCGTACTGTGTCGGGGATGAGGATCCACATCCCGTCTTTTGTGACCGCCATACCTGGGCTAATATCAACAGATTCTGTGTTGTTATTATTTACTGAGACTGTGAGGGGAACGGTAGTTGTACCTGAAACAGCTGTTTCAGGGTTCTGTTCGCTTACGATTCCGTATGCGGGTGTGGTGAAGTAGTCGGGATGCCCTATCATGAGCAGCAGTCGCTGCACGAATTCTTCATTGTAGGTGTTGGCTTGATACTGCAGTCTGTCGAGCGACTGTCGAATCGTGTACGTGAGTCCTGGAATGTTTGCCATGGCGCGTGTCCTTAGACGTGGAGGTAGCCGCCGTTGAGCTTACCGTAGAAGCCCAGTTTGGTTTCGAGATCTTTAAGAGAGGGGAATAGTGGTTTGATAAAGAGGCCGTTCGCGGCGTAGGTGTGATCTCCCACCATTTGCGAAACGTACTCATGAGACACTGCGGCCACACGAGGAGTAGCGATATTCCAATCACCCATCTGTACTTCGCCCGCAGCGGCACCCTTCATGAGAATGTCGATACGTTCTATTGGTTCATCAGTAGATGACAACGTCGCGTTGACTAGAGTGGGTACTCCTGCAGTGATATTCACGTTGGTCCAATCGTTGGGAAAGAACCTGATGCGCAGTAAAATATCTTGGTCCGAGTTTATCTCGAAGCTCCATTGAGCTCCTCCAGTACCGCCAGCCATGCCAGTAATAAGGAAGTTGGGATCTGTGATGCTATACGTGATGGGGTTGTTACCATCTGTGCCTCTAAGCTCACTGAAAATTTGGAACGAATTGAAGATGCCAGGGTATTCTGCTCGAGCCAGGAGGTTTGCGCGGTTGATGGCAGCGCTGGTAAGGATAGCCACCTCAACGTCGGTAGTGGCAGCGCTTATATCGATGGTTTCCAGGTCGTCTGTACCACCACTCATAGTGAATGGTGGTACTCCGGGGGATGCTACCCAGCCGATGCCGATTAGGTTTGCTGTGAGCGTGATGAGCTGGTTGCCCTTGATGCTGATTTCATCGTGTGTCAGGTTTACGGTTGTGAGCATTCTGCTTGCGGTAATCTTCAGCGCAGCCACCGCATTGATTGCTGCCTCCGTTGCTACAGCAACATCAACCGCAAACACCGCGGATGAGATGTCTATTACTCGAGCTCCACTCGTAGCGACGAAGGTGGAATCGATTTTGTACTCAAACGTGATGCTGGTGCCAAACCCATCATCGAGAACAAAGTTGTCGTTGTTCAGTATTAGTCCAACAGCAGGGCTTACAGTGATCCAGCCTGTGGAAGCAGATGTCGGTGTTGGGACGTAGGCGCTGTTCGTTTGGAACTCGAACAGCATAGCGTTTTCACCATCGTCAATGCGGAACCAATCGTTGTTCACGATTCCTGCTGGGTCGACAGCAACCATTGAACCAGAAGCGTACGTGAACGGCACTTCTATAATGGGAGCGCAAGTATGCTTGAGCCACCATTTTCCTTCATCGTTTAAAAGAGCGAGGAACTTTTCTATATCCGCGTCGTAGTTTATTTCCCCGTCTACTCTGTCCCAGAAAAGAAACTGATCTGCTTTAATAGGGGTCTCTAAAAATATAGTGTTCTTCTTGATTTCAATTGGTACACCTAAAGCA